AGGGGGGGCAGGCCCATGCCGAAACCCGGTTTGCCCACCGAGGGGGCCCCAGAGCGCGAGCGATGCCTCCTTGCCAGTGGGGGGGGACCCTATGGATCGTTCCGGGGGTGGAGTCGGGGGTGGAGCTGCTCCACCCGGGGCGGCCACTCGTTGGTGCGTTTGGGGGGCCTGGTGCGTTTTGGCGGTTTGGAGGGGGGGGGGTAGAGCGCCGGGACCCTAAACAGACAGAGTCAAGGAGTAGTGTGGAGAAAAAGTGCACACCATCACCTGCCGCACCAGGGGGCGGAACGGACTTCCCGTCGGTCCGTCCGATCCACCCCCCGGAGCGGTGCGGTCTCGAAGTTCAGGGGGGGGGCTTGACAGACTCCATAGTGGGTGTACTTTGGGATTAGGAGGTGGTGAATGACCGTAGACGAGAAGTTGGACCTGATCTTGGAGAAGCTGGGCAGGCTGGAGGCGCGGGACTCCGGCACGAGGGAGGAGGCGTTCAGACGCTGGCTCGAGGGGAGGGACTGGTTCCTCCCGGGCCAGTACCTGCGTGAGACCGGAGTCGATCACCACACGTGGGTCCACTACCTGAAGCCCGTGGCTCGCGAGGTCGGGTTCGAGTGGTCCTCCTTCGACAGGCGGTGGGCCCGCAGGGGGAATCAGGGGGGCGGTGAGGAGTGAGCACGACGGACTTCATGGCGTTGCGGGACCGGTGGGCGGGGGAGACGCACGTTCTTCCCTGCGTGACGCTCGAGTCGGTGGTCGAGGGGGCCCGTGTGGGGTACCTCGAGGCCCGGGAGATGGCCGAGAGGATGCGCTTCTCGGCGTGGGTGAACACGCTTCGGGACTTGGCGGAGCGCCAGGACTCGGAGATCGAGGCCGCCACGAGGCGGTGGATGGAGGTGATCGGGTGAGCGAGCGGTACCACGAGCTGACGATGCAGTGGCTGGAGCGGATGCGGCGGGTTCCGGCCGAGAAGGAGGAGTTCCTCGAGGGGCTGCGGGCTGCCCTCGCGGAGCTGGAGGTCGAGATCCAGGCCTGCAAGGAGACGCTGTGACCGAGTACACCTACGTGGCGGAGTCGACGGGGCTGCCGGACAGGGTGGTCGTCCACGTGACGGCGAAGGAGGTGCAGGACCTCGTGAAGAAGCTGTGGGGCGGGCAGTGCGAGGACAGCCAGCAGATCGAGATCATCGCGCGCCAGGAGTGCCTGGACCGGTTCGACCGCTGGTGGAAGGCGGAGGGGCTCCGGCTGCGTGCGGCTCTGGCGCGGAGGTACCGCGACAAGGTGATCCGCTGATGGGGCCCCTGAGCTTCGGGCCGCGGGGCTGGGGCGCCGGGTGGGTGGTGCTCCGGGGGCGGATCGTGCTGTTCTGGCACCTGCGGGCGTGGTCGAGCTGGGGGCTGCGGGGCCCGGTTCCGGCGCTGCCGTTCGACTGGCGGTTCTTCCTGGGGCCCGTGTGCGTGGCGAAGGTGACCACGAACAAGCCCCGGCGCCTGAGCCGGCAGGAGCGGCGGCACCTCGCCCGCACCGCCGCGAAGGCTGCGAGGAGGCTCCTGTGATCGAGCGCGACGAGCTGGGGAGGGGCCGAGAGGTCCTTCCCCGGGACGTTCCCTGGCGCGGGTGCCCGGTCTGCCTTCGGCCGGTCGACTGGGTGTACTCGGAGAGGGACCTTCGGCCTGGGGTGTTCGGCCTCGGCCGGCCGCGGTGCGACGTGCACGGGGTCCAGCTCGGGTGGGTGGTGGTGGAGGGTGACGCGCTCCAGTCCGAGTTCCTCACGGGGGGGTTCGTGAAGGACTCGAGCGAGTGGAAGAACGTCCTCGAGGGGGAGGAGTGAGCGTGGACGACCAGACGATCAGGCACGAGATTGCCGACGGGGAGGACATCCTGGCTGCTCTCGAGGAGCAGTCGAGGGCGTTCAACGCGAAGGTGGCGGCCCTGAAGCCCGAGTGGGTGACGCCGGCGGGGACGGCGACCGCGGTGGAGCCTGAGGTGGTGGACGAGCTGGCGCCGGGGCACTTCGGGCCTGACGGTCCGGAGAAGGACGAGGTCGCGTTCTTCCCGACGACGTGTCTCGCCGACGTGACGATCAGCCCTGTGGACTGGCTGTGGGAGGGGCGGATCCCGAGGGGGATGATCACGCTGGTGGAGGGGGACCCTGGTGTCGGGAAGTCGACCCTGGTCGCGGACATCGTGGCTCGGCACACGAGCGGAACCCCCTTTCCTGGCAGCAAGTTGGCGCGGACACCGGAGCGGGCGCTGTGGCTGACGCTCGAGGACTCGCTCGAGCACACGCTGAAGCCTCGGATCGTGGCCGCCTCGGGCGACCCGAAGAGGATCGACGCGATGCTGGGGGTGCCGATCCTGGCGACCTCGGGGAACCCGCACGCGGGGAACATCTCGGCCTTGCGGGAGACGATCCGCCGGACCGGCGCCACCCTCCTCGTGATGGACCCTGGCGCCGCGACGGTCGAGGACGCGAACAGCGAGGCCATCGTGCGGCAGGCGATGGGGGAGCTGTTCCGGATCGGCCAGGAGATGGGGGTCACGGTGATCTGGATCCGGCACCTCGTGAAGAACCGCGAGGGGAAGTCGGCGCTGATGGCCGGGGGAGGGAGCATCGGGCTCGCGGCCGCAGCGCGGTCGGTGCTTCAGGTGGTGGTGGACCGGGCCCGCAAGGACAAGGGGATGGGGCTGGACCGGTGCGTGATCCAGCCGAAGAACAACCTCGGGGCCGAGGCGGCGCCGTTCTACTTCGGGCTCGAGGACACGAGGATCGAGGAGAACTTCGCGGTGGTGAACGTGGCCCGTGCGCTGTGGGCCTACGAGCCGGAGCACGGCGTCGACCACTACGACATCCTCGAGAGCATCTCCAGCTACAAGCGGCCCGATGGCGCGGGGCCCTCGTCGGGCGGCTGGGAGGACACTCTCTACGCCGCCTTCGAGCAGCACGGGTGGGCTCTGACGACGGCGCAGGTCGAGGCTGCGCTCTCCGCCGGCGGGGCGAAGGCGAAGAAGATTCAGGACTTGGGCGCTCGCGGCCGCGAGTGGAAGAGGGCTCACGGGATCACCTGGGACTCGGCCGAGGGGCTTCACCGGATGACGAGGCCGACGGCGGAGTAGGGGGTCTGGAACAGGCTGTGATACTTTGGGGGTATGGACAACCTGTTCGGAATCGTCCCCGAGCCCGCTGCGGCGGCCCCCGGGGAGGAGACGCAGAAGCCAGTCGAGAAGGAGACGCGGGAAGATCCGGGATCAGACGGGGCCCATACCCCCGATCCGGAGGGTTCGACTCCCTCTCCCGCAACCACCCAGGACCCGGCCCCCGAGCCGGCGAAGCCTGCCGAGACCGAAGCTGACGAGGAGGCCAAGGCCTTCGAAGCGGCGGAGGGCGAGGAGGGCATCCGCCTCGGGAACAAGGTCTACAAGTCCTGGGATGCCGCCGACCACGTGTTCCGCACCTTCGCTGGCAAGGCGAGTGCGGAGGCGAGGCGGCGGCGCGAGCTGGAGCAGCAGCTCGAGGAGCTAAAGCGCGAGCGCGACGAGCTGCGCGCGCGTCCTGCTGCCCCTTCCGCACCCGCACCGACGAGCGAGGTTCCCGCCTCCGACGGAACTCCGGAGCCCGGGCCCAAGACGAGGAAGCGGCTGAAGGAAGTGCTCACCCGCGACGAGGTCAACCGGATGATCGTGGACGACGGCATCGACGCCGTCATCGAGCGACTCTCCGATCTGGTCGAGGAGCGGATCGAGCAAACCGCGGACGAGAAGTTCGCGCCCTTGAAGCCCATCGCCGACCGCAAGGCTGGTGTCGAGATGGCCATCGAGGCGTTCGACCGGGAGGCCAACCGGACCACGAAGGACGGATCCTTCGTGTTCCCCGAGCTGGATCCCTCGAGCCCCTCGAGTGACGCCATCGTCCAGATCTGGCAGCGTCGAGTCTTCGAGGACGAGTCCTTCCGAGCGCGGGCTTTCGATCCCCTGGCCATCGAGGCGTGCGTCCTCGAGTACCGGTCAGGGGTCACTTCAACCGCTCCTCCGCCCGCGCCTGCTCCCGCGGCGCGTCCGGACGCGGCGGCGCTCCAGGGCATGGGCCGTCAGGCCTCGCCCTCGCCGACCGCTCCCGGGCCCGTCCGCAGGATCATTCTCGACCCGGAGGAGACCATCCGGCGCCTCACCGCTTCCCGCTCCGACAACCCGTTCGGAGTCACGGTCGAGTCGCCACTTCGGAGGTAACAGATGGCTCACTCGCTGCCGTCCCCGTGGCCCGGCGCCTACGCCGATCCCGCGGTCAAGACCGCCCAGATGGCGTCCGGCGTCGTCTCGGGCGACACGTCCCAGACCCTCAACGAGATCCTTCAGGTTCAGAAGGGCCTCGTGTGGTTCAACCCCTCGGTGGCCCCGCTCCTGCGGCTCACCTCGAAGCTGAAGAACTCGAAGTCGGTGGAGGCCTCGCGGCACTACCACCTCGAGAAGCAGCGGCTCCCCCGCAAGATCACCCTCACCGCGGTCCAGGCCGCGACCTCGCCGACCTCGGTCGACGCGAGCGCCGCGGACATCGCGAAGCTCCGCGTCGGCGACCTGCTCTACAACACGGCGACCGGCGACATCGCCGAGGTGACGGCGAAGACCGACGCCGACACGGTGGCGGTCACGCCCAACATCGGTGACGCGGCCCCGAGCGGCACGCTCTGGGCCATCGGCAACGTCTGCTACAACATCGGGAACGTCTACCTCGACGGCAGCGGCGCCGGGTCCCCCCTCCAGATCGTGGAGGACGAGAAGGTCTTCTACCTCCAGATCTTCAAGGACGCCATCGAGCAGAGCGACCGGTACCAGAAGACCGCTCTCTACGAGGGCGACCCCTGGGCGAACGCCCGCAAGCAGCTCGAGCAGGAGCACCTCCTGAACATCGAGCACGCCTTCTTCTTCGGCAAGCCCGACATCAAGCGCGACAGCTCGACCGGGAAGCTGAAGACCTACGCTGGCGGCCTCAACCACTACTGCAACGTGAACCGCGTCGACTTCAACGGCGACACGTCCACCACGAAGGCGTTCATCGACACGGTGATGATCGAGGCGATGCGCGAGGGCCACTCCGGGTTCGAGAACAAGGAGATGGCCACGAAGACGATGCTGGCCAGCCACAAGTGGCTCGCGGCCTTCAACGCCTTCGGCGACAACTCCTCGGTGTACCGCGTGGTCGACCCCAGCGAGAAGACCTTCGGGCTCCGGCTGATGCAGTACCAGGGCTCGTGGGGCGTCCTCAACGTGATCAACGCGCCCGTGCTGAACAAGCCCGAGTTCGCGGAGTTCGCGTTCATCCTCGACTTCGAGCACCTGCGGCAGGCGAACTTCAAGGGCCGCGACACGAAGTTCGAGGACAACATCCAGCTTCCGGACGCCGACAGCCGCAAGGCCCAGTACATCTCGGACAAGGGCCTCGTGGTCGAGGTGGCGCCGGCGCACACCGTCCTCTACAACCTCGGGTAAGGTCGTAGGGGCGTAACCGCGGCGGGGGCCTTCGGGCCCCCGTCGCACTACAGAGGGAGGGTTCGTGGCTCAGGAAGGTCAGATGCAGGCGCGGGGAGAGTACGGGCAGGGCCTGCGGCTGGACGAGGTGTCGGAGAGACCGGACGGGTTCACGTTCGTGTGCCCGACGATCCAGCAGTTCATCATGCAGCTCCAGAAGGACGACAAGGTGCTCTTCAACGGGGAGCTGGTGAAGACGCCGGGGATCACCGCGGTGTTCCGCGACTACCGGTTCTTCACGAAGGACGCTCGCACCGCGGAGCTGATCCGTAAGAGCCGCGCCTTCGAGCGCGGGCTCGTGAAGGAGCTGGGCGCCGCGAAGGAGGACGCGGCGGCGAAGAGGAAGGCGCAGCTCAAGGCGCTCCTCGACGCGGACCCGGAGCTGAAGAAGGAACTCCTCTCGGCCGACGGTCCGCTCACCGTCGGCGACTCGGAGGCGAAGGCCCCGGTCGCGAAGAAGAAGTAGCTCACGTAGTCCTGGCCGCGCGAGGATGGCTCCCTCGCGTGGCTGTTCCCTGAGTAGCCAAGCAGGAGGGAAGCAATGGCTTACGCCAGCACCTACGCCGTCGACGAGATCAGCAACCAGTTCGTGAAGGTCCGGAAGGACGGGACCGACAAGAAGGTCCAGTTCAAGGAGGCGCGGCGCCCGCGTCGGTTCATGCGGGTCCCTGGCCTCGAGGTCAAGACGGCCACCGGCGCCATCTCCCTGAAGGACGGCGTGGTCGTTCTCACGGGCACCGCCTACGACGCGACCCTCGCGGCGCCCGGCCTGGACGACGACGGGAAGATCCTGACCATCGTCGCGGGTGACGCGGCCGCGTTCACCGTCACCGCGGCGGGCGGCTTCAACGGCGGGGGCACCGCCTCCGACGTGGCGACCTTCGCGGCCGCGGTGGGCAACAAGCTCACCTGCGTGGCCTGGAAGGGCGTCTGGTACGTCACCTCCACCACCAACGTCACCCTGGCGTAGGGTAGCAGCTCATGGCTGATCGGACTCTCGAGTCCGAGTGGCCCGAGTACGTGAACTCGTCCGGTGTCCCTGGCACCGGATCGAAGGTCACGGCCGAGCTGCTCGACGCGATCCGGGAGGCCGTCAAGGCTGCGATCTACGACCCCAGCCTCGACGACGATCCTCCCGGAATCGCTCGCGAGGTCAGTGACGCCCGAGGTGGGCAGCCGTCCCTGGACGCGAGGCTCGACGCCATCGAGGCCATCGCGTCCGGGGGCGCCGCCACTCCGGCGACCCCTGGCCAGTTCAACCTCGTCCCGAATGGGAACTTCCTAATCTGGGGAGACGGGACCACGTCCGTCCCGTCGTTCTTCTCCTCCACCGGGTCCCCGACGTTCGCGGCCGAGTCCGCGCGCGGGGGGGCGGATTCCGCGAAGATCGTCGGCCCCTACGTGTGCGCGATGACGGGCGCCTCCGCGGCGAACCGGGACCTCTACATCGACCTGATCTCCGCGACGGTCCTGTCGACCCACGGGTCGTACCCGCTCTCGAGCCGCTCGTTCGCGGCCGGGATCTTCGTGAAGCAGACGGTGGCGAACTCCATCCAGCTCCTCGTGGACGACGGCGTCTCTGAGAAGACGATCAGCTCCGGTTCCGCGACGACCGGCTCCTACGTGTGGATCTCCGGAGCGGTGACGCTTGCGGCGGCCCCCACGAAGCTGAAGCTGATCGTCCGGCTCAACGCCGCCACGACCTCGAGGCTCTCCGGCCTCTGCGCCTACTTCGCCGACTCGGCGCCGCAGTACATCCCCGCCCCCACGTTCGAGGGCGAGTTCCTGTACGCCGAGCCGGGCACCGCCGTCTCGACCGGCAACAAGTTCTACTGGAAGCCGGGGCGGCCGCTCTTCATCAAGGAGGCCCAGGCCGTCTGCGCCTCCGGGTCGGGAACGGTGCGCGTGCTGAAGAACTCGGCGAGCGTCTTCACGAGCGACATCGCGGTCACCTCCAGCTACGGGAGCGTGGTCTACCCGGCGAGCGCCGCGCTCGCATCGGTCGACTCTGCCGACGAGCTGGCGATCAACGTCTCGGTGTCCACCTCGATGGTGACCCCCAACGTCCGGGTGAAGTACATCGCGTTCCTGAACCCGCTCACCGTGATCACGACGCAGGTGCCGGTGTAGCATGGCTGTGACCTTCTGGCCGACGCTGGCGAGCGCCACCATCAACGGTGGCGCAGTCGCCACGGCTCCTCTCTCCAAGGCGACGACCGGGGACGTGGACGAGACCGACCGTCTCTCCACGTCCGCGTCCGGCCGCTCGGAGTTCACCCTGAACGCGGTGAACGCCTCGGTGGGCGTGAGCCACGGCGGAATCACCAGCGTGAAGATGCACTTCAGGCTGTACTACAGCAACAACGGGACGGTGTCCCTGGACGAGGGCAACTTCCTGGCCTACGTGGCGCCCTACGTGACGGTCGACGGCGTCACCTACTACAACTGTCCCGAGTTCGACTTCCCGGGCGGAGTGCAGAGCTTCATGGGCTATGCGTTCGGGAGCTACACCCACAACTTCAACCTGCCGGGCGAGCCCGTTGCGAAGATCGTCGAGTGGGACATCACGTCTCTCGCGAGCTGGGACAACGCGAAGCTGTCCGGACTGAACTTCGGCTTGAAGATGACCGGCGACTACCTCGGCCCCAACCCGTTCCGCTACTCCGGATGGGCCCCCGATCCCGGCGGGGCCGGGAACGCGCCGCGCTACAACTTCACCCAGCTCATGCTTCAGGTGGCGGCCAACGACCCGCCTCCTCCTCCAGTCGAGCCCCCGCGGCTCGTTCCGGTGATCCTGTGAACCGCGTCGAGCCGGCCCAGGTAGTTGCCGAGCTGGACCTGTGCGAGCTGGGCCTCTCGAGGCTCGGCTTCGCACCGGTCGAGATCACGCGGCCCAACTCCGGCGTGGCCATCGACGGCCCGCGCTACGGATGGGTCGAGGACTTCACTGCCGTACTCTACGATGAGGAGGCTGACGTGGCAGGCTACATCAACCTCGAGATCGAGCAGGGCGCTTCGTTCTCGCACACGTTCTACTGGAAGAACCGCGACGGCTCTCCGGTCGACATCTCCGGCGCGCAGGCGCTCATGCAGATCCGCTCGGAGCAGGACATTACCGCCGACCTCTACGCGAGCCTCGCATCCTACGCGCAGCCGGTCGGAGCGCCCTCGCCCTGGTTCAACGCCATCGACCTGACCGGTCCGGAGGGGAAGATCCTCGTGACGCTCTCGCCGTCCGACACGTCGGCCATCTCGGCGGGGAACCTGTTCTACGACCTGAAGCTCACGCTCCTCAGTGGCGAGGTCCACCGCATCGTGCAGGGCCGAGTCCTCGTGGATCCGGCGGTGTCGGAATGAGCACGTCGAACGTCTACGGGACCAGCGGTCGGCGCCGGGCCACCACCAACGAGCAGGTGGTGGTCCTCGCCGGCATCCAGGGCCCCGCTGGCGCGAGCTTCGGCTTCGAGTGGAAGGGCGAGTGGGATCCGTCCGCGCAGTACAAGGTCGACGATGCCGTGCGGTACGGTGGGCTGCCCTACATCGCGACGGCCGACAGCCTGAACGACGCGCCGCCCGGCAGCTCCTGGGAGCTGATCGTCTCTCCGCCAACCGCCGAGAACGTGCCCTACGATCCGACCGACTCGAGCCTCGCGTCGACCGATGTCGACGCGGCCCTCGACGAGCTGGACGGGAAGATCGTGGACCACCTCGCGTCCGACGGAGGCGCCTCCGATCACCCGCTGTTCAAGCGGCGCCACGGGTTCTCGAGGGGGCCGGGCTCGGAACCGCTGGCCGTTCTCAGCTACGACGCCACGAATCGAACGGTCTTCATCACTCCGTCCGCGTCGACGTTCACCTTCTGGATCGACGGCACCCGGTTCGTGAAGACGCTGGGCGAGACCATCCAGCACCCCGCGACGACCGGCAAGCACTTCATCTACTACGACGACACCGGGACGCTTCGCACGTCGACGACGCAGTGGTCCATCGTGGACAGGACGGTCACTCCTGTCGCGCTCGTCTACTACAGCGTGGCGGACTCGAAGGGGATCCTCTTCAACGAGCTGCACGGCGACGAACGTAACCTCGACCTGCACAAGAACCTCCACCTCACGCAGGGCACGAAGCTGATCAGCGGAGGGAACATCTCGGGCTACACCCTGAACACCGACACAGACGCAGCCGTCAGGTTCGGAATCGCTGCTGGCGCTGTGGCCGACGAGGATCTCGTCACGAACCTTTCCTCGCAGGCGGATCCTCCGGCTGGCGGCTACACGATCCTGTACAGGTCCGGTGCCAGCGGGGAATGGAGGATCTCGGAGGGTAACGGGTACCCGTTCGGGTTCGGCGGAACGTACCCGCAGTACAACAACCCGGCTGGCCCCTGGACTCTCGTCGAGCTGAATGGCGGTGGGCTGGGGAAGTGGGTGAACTACTACCTCGTCGCGGTCCCGGCCGTCGATGCGAAGTACCAGTACATCCTGATCCCGGGGCAGGCGGTGTACGGTTCGCTCGCGGCGGCGAGCGGGGAGACGCTGGCCAGCCTGTCCCTTGGGGATCTGCCATTCGAGGAGGTGGCGCCGATCTACAAGATCACCTACCACGCGCTCCAGACCTACGGGAACACGGCGAACGTGGAGATCGTGGCGGTGACCGCAATCCTCACGGGCGGGGCGCAGGTCATCAACTCGACCAGCTCTCCGGCGGTCCACAACTCTCTGAGCGGGCGCTCGGCGACCGACGCTCATCCGGCGTCTGCGATCACGAACACGCCGGCCGGGAACATCTCGGCCACCGACGTGCAGGCCGCGCTGAACGAGCTGGACACCGAGAAGTCTGCGGTGGGCCACGGGCACGCCGCGACCGAGATCACGAACACGCCAGCCGGGTCGATCTCCGCGGCGACGGTGCAGGCCGCGCTGAACGAGCTGGACACCGAGAAGCTGGCGCTCGCCGGCGGCACGATGACTGGGCAGCTCATCGTTCCGGATGGAACCGCGGCGGCGCCTGGGATCAGGCTGACCTCGGAGGCGAACGGCTTCTTCAGGGGCGCATCCGGGACGAGCATCGGCGTGGCCATCGGTGGAGTTGCGGCCGCGCGTCTCGGGAACACGCTGACGTTCGAGACGGTGTCCGGGGCACTCGTGCTGTACGACACGACGCTGGGAAGGACTGCGAATGGCAGCCTGTACTTCGGGGCGACCGTGGAGTCGATGATCTCTGCTCGCCGCTCGTACACCGACGCCAACAACTACGAGACGTTCAGGTTCGGATGGTCTGGCGGGATCGGCTACATGGGCGGGTACAACGTCTCTGCCGGCGCCGTTGCGAACGGGTCGCGAGTGATCCTTCATGGCGCCGGCAATACCCAGGGCCTCGAGCTTCGACCGAGGGCAGACCTGACGACCGGGTCGTGGTCGTTCAAGACGGCGGGGCTGTTCCCGCTCATCGATGCCGAGTCTGTGATTGGCGACACGTCTCTCCGCCCGAAGCAGATCGTCGTCGGTGGTGCGAACGCAACCACTCCGATCCTGATCAAGCTGGGTGCGACTCCGACCGCCGCTGCGATCAACGTCACGAACTCGTCCGACGCATCGCTCCTGAAGATCGACACGGTCGGTCGTCCAACCGGTACCGGGATGTCCGGGATCATCAGGGCCGGGTGCAACATCCCGAGCCCCGCCGCGTCGAAGAACTGGAACGTCTACGTGGCTCCGTTCGCGATGACCGTCTCCGCGATCAAGGTGATTCGCACCGGCGGAACCAGCATCGCGGTCAACGTCGGGAAGAACGGGACGAGCACGAAGCTGCTCTCCTCCGACGCGAGCCCGGGCACCACCTGGGGCACGGCGAGTGGTCTTCAGAATGCGACCCTTGCGGCGGGCGACTACCTGCTCGTGATGATCGGTGCCGTGAGCGGAACTGTCGATGAGGTGGCCGTGCAGATCGAGGGATACCCGTCGTAATGGCCACGAACACCACCATCTACTGCGGCTCTCCCGGGAACACCGCGGACGGGACGTGGTATCGTTCTGGGGCGTTGAACTGGTACGACTGCCTTGCGGCGGCTTCGGACTCGCAGTCGGCTCGGATAAACAACTACACCGGATCCGGGGACGATGGTCGGAACTTCGCGAGCTGGGGCATCAGCGGGATCCCGCTCTACGTGGTGATCAACAGCCTCACCTACGGCGTGCAGGCCGCGCGATCCGGAACCGGCGCCGGCACGATGAAGTTCGGATGGCACCTCGGTGGGACGGTCTCGTGGTCGTCGAACTTCACGCCAGTCTCTGTCGGCACGCCGTGGACGGGCTCGATGGCGAGACCCGGAGGTGGAAGCTGGACCAGATCCGATCTCTCGAGCCTGAATGCTCGGATCTACGGGAACGGTGATGCGACCCAGAGCCGCGAGCTGATCGTCGACCAGATCTACGTGGTGGTGAACTGGGACTACATCACGCTCCTGAGTCTCGTGGCCAATGCCGCGACCAGCGTGACCCAGACGGCCGCGACGATCAGCGGGTCTTACAACGCGAACGGAGACGGTGACACCGAGTGGCGGATGGTGTACGGCACGAGCAGCGGAGCCTACGATAGCCCCTCTTGGACCTCCGCATCCGGGAGCACCGGGTCGATCACGGCTCCGTCGCGCTCGCTCTCGAGCCTGACCGCGAACACGACCTACTACTATCGGCTCGAGGCGAGGAACCAGGGCGACATCTCCTACGTCTCGACCGAGCAGACCTTCACGACTCAGGCCGCAACGGCCGGCGGCCTGATCCTGTTCTTCTAGGAGGAACGATGCGACTGGCAGACATGAGGTCCTGGGTGCGGCGCCGCCTCCACGACGACGGCGAACAGAAGCGGTTCACCAACGGCGAGATCGACACCGCACTCAACGTCGGGGCGCAGCAGGTCCAGGCGGCCATCGAAGCTGTCAACCCGGACGCCTTCGAGCGTGAGTACCGCACGAACGTGCTCGCGTCGGAGCCCGCGTACCAGCTCCCGCGCGGCTTCCTCCGCTCGAAGAGCCTGCTCCTCGACCTGACCGGAGACGGGGCGACCGAGGCGTGGCATCGCCCCATCTCGTGGTTCCGCACCCCGAAGGGCACGAACTACATGGACCAGCAGGGCGGGTACCACTACGGGTACGCGGGCGGAGTGCTCCGCGTCTTCCCGGTTCCGGACTCGGACGTGGAGGACGGCATCCAGCTCTGGTACGTGCCGAGCCTGGAGATGTCCGAGGACGACGACGACCTCGAGGCCCTCGGGCTCGTGGCGCCGCTTCACGTGGCCGTCGTTCTCTGGGGCGTGAAGCTGCTGCTGCCCGAGGACGGGGAGAGCCAGGGCGACATCGACGCCGAGATCGGGAAGATCATGGCCCGAGTTCCGGACATCTACGGCGGGTCGTTCCAGGCGCCCGAGTACCTCGAGGTCGAGGGGATCCCGGAGAAGTACTGATGAAGCTCAAGACCGTCACGCTGCGCGAGCTGGACGGGGGGCAGTACGATGCCCTCGAGCCGGCCGCCATCCCGGAGGGAGGGTGGGAGAAGCTGGTGAACTTCCTCACCTACAACCGCCGCATCAACGTGCGCCGCGGGGCCGCCAAGGTGTCGAAGACGAGCATCCCCGATGGCGCGCACCTCACCGCCGTGTGCGCCGCGCCCTCGATCTTCGACGGCTCGCCGTCGGACTACACCGACGACTGGGCAATGGTGGGCGGTGGCAAGACCGGCTTCTACCTGATGTCCGCTCTCGGCAAGTGGATCCGCACCATCGCGAACGACGTGGGCGGGTCGATCACCTCGGACGAGATGCCGTGGAAGATGGAGATGCTCTCTGGGCTGGTCTACGCCGTGCGTCGGAATGGCGGCGTGATGAAGTCCATCGGCGCGAACTCCTGGCGGGAGGCCGGCCGGACGAAGCCAGTCTCCGGCCCGTCGCTCTCGGTCGTCGCAGGCGGTTCGCTCCAGGCGTCGAAGGCCTACACTCTGTCCTACTCCTACTACGACTCGACGCTCGGGTACTACGGGCCGGAGAGCGCAACGGCCTCGATCTCGACCGACGCCTCGAACAAGACGATCCGCATCGCGTCCTTCGTGGCTCCGCCCAGTGGGATCCGAGCGGACAAGGTGACCGTGTGGTGTACGCTCGGAGGTGGCGTCAGGAAGTACAAGGTCGCCGACGTGGACCCGAGCACCACGAACTACGACATCACGGTCGAGCCCTCCGGCGAGGAGTACTCGACGCGCCACGAGCCGCCTCCCTCGGACGCGACGTGGTGGACGACGTGGTCGCAGAGGAGCTGGTGGGTGCGCGGGTCGAACCTCGCGTACTCCCTCACCGGGTTCTACGAGAGCTACTCCCCGATTCAGGAGCTGGAGTTCGACAAGGCCGACGGCGAGGACATCACGGTGGCCTTCCCCTGGGGGAACAACCTCGTGGTGGGGAAGAAGACCAAGCTGTGGTACCTCGAGGGCTACGACCGCCAGAGCTGGGAGGTGAAGGAGTGGTCGAAGGCCATCGGGTGCACGGCGCCCTTCTCCATGCAGGAGGGCGAGGGGATGCTGATCTGGCGCGGGAAGGACGGCTTCTACACCGCCGGGCTCGGAAGCGCGCCGATCAACGTGACCTCCGAGTCGATCTCCGAGTACCTCAAGGGGGCCGACCCCTCTCGCGCGGAGCTGTCGGTCGCGACGATCATCCCGGAGCTGGGCATCTACGTGTGCCTCGTGCCCATGCTCGCAGACTCGACCGCCGTCGTCGGGCAGCGCGGGTGGGGCGCCGTCGCCTTCAACTGGAGGAAGCGTGCGTGGAGCGTGCTCGACTTCCCGGTCCACTGCCACACGTTCGCGGCCGGGGCCGTCGACCCCAACGGAGTGCGCCGCACCTACTCGGTGCCGCAGGCCGGTGACGCCGTGTACGGCCTGCTCGAGGGCGGCACCGACGACGGATCTCCGATCTCCGCGGAGGCCATCAGCGGGTACCCGGCCGGGCTGGTTGAGTCCGCGGAGCTGCTCGGCGTCAAGCAGGTGAAGCTGCTCGCCGCCGCCACCCGGGCGCCGATCATCGTCTCGGTCTACCGCGACGGCGCGGACACCGCCGCATCGCAGGTGGCCACGAACCTCGAGGCCGATGCCGGGTGGAACACGGTGTCCGTCTCGACCCTCAGGAACCTCGCCTCGCAGGTGCAGGTGGGGATCCACTACACGGGGAGTCAGGAAGGCTGGTGGCTGTCCCAGCTCGCCCTGGTCCTCGGGCTCACCCGGGCGGAGAGGGGGGCGAAGTGAGCACGATGATCCCTCTCGCCGTGCCGGTCCCTGGCGAGGGGCTAGCGACCGTGAAGGCTCCGTCCTTCCAGGCGCAGGCCCCGACCCGTGTCGACTTCCTGGCGGCCGACACGGACGTGATCGTGGCCCACCCGCTGGGGCGCCCACCGCTCGGCGTCCTCGTGGTTGGTCTGGCTCCGACGGCAAGTTCGGGGCACACGGTGGTGTACTTTGATCCCAGGACGGCAACGGAGCGGGACGTGACTCTCAGGGCCTCGGCGACTGGAATCGCCTGGGTCCTCTTCCTCTGAAGGAGGTTTCCAGATGATGCCAGCTCTCCAGCAGGTCGCCACCGCCGTGGGTCGCCCCCCGGTGGCCACCGGTGTCTCGGCGCCCAGCGCCGCCCCCGCCCCGCGCCTCGCCGCCCCCGCGGTGAACACCGGCCCCGTCGGCCGCCCGCCCTCCCCGGCCGGCGCCGCCGGCGGCGGGTTCATGGGCAAGATGATGGGCGCCGCGCGGAGCTTCAGGCAGAAGCTCGGAGGCGGGGCCCCGGCGATGAAGGACCCCTCGCGCGCCACGCCTCAGGGCGCTGCCGGCGCGATGGGCGGGTGGAACGCCGACCCGGGCCTCGTCCAGAACGCCGTGAAGATGCTGAAGGCCGGCGCCGAGCTGGGCCCGCAGCACCGCGCCCCACTGGCCCAGATCCTCCAGGGCACCGACAAGCCGCAGCCCGGTCCGTTCCAGAAGCCGGCCGGGGCCGGCGCGGGGCAGCGCACCTTCGCCAGCCGCTTCCGCGGTCCGGAGGTGGCGTGATGTCCTTCGCCCCGATGCCCAACCAGAACCCCTTCCCGGCCCCCGTGAAGGTGCCCGCCCGGCCCACCGGTGTGGTGGCACCCGGCGCCGGCCGGCGCCAGACTGGCGTGGCGGTCCCGATGAAGCCGGCCGCCCCGGCCCCCTCGACCGCGCCGCCGATGCAGACGACCCAGGTCGACCCGGCGCCCACCGGCCCCGTGGCCGGCGGGCCGGCGCCGAGCCCCACCGGTCCGGCGACGACGCCGGCCCCCAACGCGCCCGCCCCCGGGGCGCCGACTCAGGGCGTCCCGCCCGCGGGCTCGACCGTCCCCGGCGGCGGAGCGGCGCCCGGGACCCAGGCGCCGGCGGCTCCCATCGGGACGCCGGGCACCGCCGCGAGCCAGCCGCTCGAGGACAGCCCCTGGGCCTACGAGAAGCTCTGGGGGGCCCTCGGGTCCCTCGGCGACTCGGAGCTGGATGCGATGGTCAAGGCCCAGACGATGGGCATGATGAAGGACAACCCCTACGGCGCGGCCGCGCTCGAGGGCGCCAAGGCCGCGGAGTTCGAGCGCGGCATGGCCGGCCTCGGCGGCCAGAAGGAGGCGATGGCCGCCGACCTCGCGCGCCGCGGGATCTCCGGCCCCGCGGCCGCTGCGATGATGGCGGAGATGGAGGCTGGCACCCGCGCCGGCATCGCCGACCGCCAGTCGCAGGCCGAGTCGGACATGAGGGACAAGGGCGCGGCGTGGCAGCAGCAGGCGGTGCAGACGGCCCAGGCTCTGTCGTCTGAGCTGGCGAACCGCGGCGTGAACATCGAGACCCTGAGGATGAACCGTGAGCAGCTCGCCCGGCAGATCCAGCAGGCCCAGCGCGCCGGCGCTGGTGGCGACGACACCATCGAGATCGTGAACCCGGACGGCTCGGTCTCTCAGGTCCCGCTCAACATTCTGGGCATGGTCCTCGACATGGAGGAAGGAGGGATGTTCTGATGGCTTTCCCGCTGCTGGCGATGGGGGCGATGGCCGCCGCCAAGGGGCTCGGCTCGTTCCTGAAGGGACGCGGAGAGGACAAGAAGGCGAAGGCTCAGGCCGAGGCGCAGAACGCCGCGAACGCCTGGAAGCACAAGTTCGACACGTCCAACTGGGACGTGGAGAAGAAGCAGTACTACGGGAGCCGCGACAAGACGCGCTCGCTGCGCGCGAACCTGTTCGCCGGGCTGATGAACAACCCGAAGTACGGGCTCGACAAGATCTTCCCCGGCCTCGCCCAGTACAAGACCCAGGCCGACACCACGGCCAACCCCTACGCCACCGCAGGCGCGCCTCCGAAGGTGGCGGCCGCGACGGCCGGCGGGTGGGCCAACCTCGGCGCTGGTCTGGCCGAGGGCGCGAGTCAGCTCGCCTCGAACTACAACTCCTACAAGGCCGCGGGCGGGGAGTAACCCTTGGCCAACTTCGGGCGCCGCACTGTCGGGGCCCCTGGGGGGAGTAGCTCCCTCGGCGGCTACGGCTTCGAGGTCTTCGGGGACGCTGGCGTCGGGGCCTGGGATCGGTTCTCCCAGGCCGCGAGTCAGGCTGCCGACTCCTACGCCGCGCGCATGGCCGTCGAGGCCCGGCGCAAGCGAGCGGAGGAGGAGGCGCAGCGAGAGGCTGCCGCCAAGCAGGAGCAGGCGCAGCGGGACGCGGCCGAGGCCGAGCGCACGGCCGCGGTGAACGAGCAGCTCGAGCGCACCCGACAGGAGATGAACAAGCCCGGGTACGTGTCGCCCGAGGGAGAGGTGAAGCCTGTCCAGGGCGTGACGCCGTCTCAGCTCGCGGCGCAGACGGATCCGAAGTTCCGCACGCAGCTCGCGGAGCAGCGCACGAAGATGGTGGACGACGAGATCAAGCGCGAGGAGAAGCTGCGCGCGGCGGAGCTGAAGGACAAGGCCGCCGCGCAGGACCGCGACGAGAAGCTGACCAACAAGGCGCTGAATGAGGTCGAGAGGTTCGAGCGCGCGGTCGACGCGCGTGACGCTCGTGTCGCCCGGCTCGAGCAGCTCATGTACGCGCAGCAGCAGCGTGCGCTTATCGCCGAGGAGAAGCAGGAGGTGGCCCAGCTCAGGCGGGCCATCGCGATGGACGACAAGGTGGAGGACGCTCGCGCCCTCCTCGAGGACGACGCCCGCCTCTACGGCCGGGCCCGCGAGGCCGCCTCGCTCGTCGCGAAGGAGGCCGGCCAGAAGCTCTCGAAGTCGGAGCTGGAGGAGGCCACGCGCGCGAAGATGCGCGAGATGCGCGAGGCGTCCGGCTGGTACCAGCAGCAGGAGGACGGCACGCTGGTGTTCGACTCGCAGACCTCCAGGGCTCGGCTCGATCTGGAGTCCCGCGAGCCGATCACCGTCGAGTCGTACCACGCGACGGTCACGCCCGAGGAGTTGGCCCGGGCGAAGCAGATCCGCTACACGATGCCCCGGTCCATGCGCGACTGGAAGGCCGGGGCCTGGAAGGCGGCTGGTCTCGACGAGGCCACCGCCATCCGGATGGCCGCACTCGGCTCTCAGCAGGCCGGGCGCGATGCAGTCACCGAAGCCGCCTCCTCCGCCTCTGGTCGGAAGGAGCCGGTCGCTGCGAGCACCGCGAGCGCGGGGATCGGGATGGGCAACTCCCGGCCGGCGCCGCCGCCTCCGCAGCGCAAGCCTGCGCCGAAGCCGCCCGCTCCGCAGCTTGCTGGTCCAAAGCCGGCCCCCGGGGGTCCCGCCTCTGGCGCGCGACCTGCGCCACCCCCCTCTTCTCCCGCCCCCGGGGGCCCGGCCACTTCCATCGCCGGCGGGCAGTTCGGCCTGCCGCAGGTGAAGGTGGTCGTCCCCGAGTCGATGCGGAAGCGGGACACGAAGGAGCAGGTCCTGTCCGGGAAGATGGTCGGCGAGAAGGCGGCGGCCGGGCAGCGCAAGTTCGAGAACGTCAGCAAGGCGATCACCGGCCTGGAGGGCGTGTCGGAGAAGGAGGGCAAGGAGCTGGCCATCGAGCTGGCCCAGAAGGTGCCCGGCGTCTTCACCGGTCAGGTCAGCCTGAAGGACGGGCTCGAGCAGCTCCGGGAGATCAAGCGGTACGAGACCGAGGCCCAGATGGGCGCGCTTCAGGAGCAGCTCGGCGAGGGGGCGTCCGTCGAACAGGCCGTCGCCGCAAGCCTCGACCCGAAGCTCGAGGCCCAGGCCCGGGGCACGATGGTGTCCGACGCCGAGCGTGCGGCCGAGGTCACCCCGGAGAAGCTGGCCGAGCAGCAGTTCGGTCAGGCCGTGCAGCTCCTCGACCGTCCCCGCCTGGAGCTTCAGACCAGGGTGGCTCAGGCCATCGGCGCTGATCTTCAGCCGGACCCCAACTCCCCGACCGGGCTCGAGGACCCGGCCTCGGCCGCCGGCCGCGGTCTGTCCTCGCTCCTCGTGGAGCATGGCTTCGACGAGAAGGGTGCCGACACCGCGGGGCAGGTCTTCGGTGAGATCCTCTCCGAGGCCCTCGACCCGCTCGAGATCCTCGGCGCTGTGAGCGGGCTCGGTGTCGTCGGGAAGGTGGCGAAGGGCGCAGAGCGTGCGATGGGGCTCGTCGGAGGAGTCTCCGCAGCGATGGGCGCCAAGGATGCTGTCGATCAGCTCAAGGCCCTGCACGACTCCGGCGAGTTCCTCGACGAGGAGGGGCGGCTGTCGGCGAAGGGCGCTGCCGCCTTGACTCAGCTCGGCATCTCCGCCGGGTTCGGGGCGGCGTCCGCGAAGGGAATCCTCGGCGAGGCCGGTGGGGCGCCGACGCCCAAGATCTCCCCCGACGGGAGCGGTTACCGGGTCACGCCCGAGATGGTCGAGGCGATGATCTCTGAGCAGACCTCGTCTCGTGACCTCGTCGCGGCCATCGACCGTGAGGCGCGAGCGAAGACGATCACCGAGAAGGCGCAGGCCGCCGGAGAGGCCGTCCCGACCGAGGAGCAGGTGAACGCGATCCTCGACAGGGAGGACGCCGCCTCGCTCAGTGCCGAGCCGGACTCCTTCGTGAAGGCCGCGGTTGGCGAGAAGGTGGCGACTCCCGAGGGCATGGACGCCGTGCTCCCGGGGCAGACCTGGGTGAAGGTCGACGAGTCCACCTACGGGACGACGTTCGAGACTCCCTCCGGCCCACGGCAGCTCAACGTGCGGGTGAACGAGGGGGCCATCGTGATGTCGGCGGCCGACCTCAAGGAGACCCGTGGCGTCGAGGCCCTGGCGGCCGACGAGGAGGTCCAGGGCCGGTACGTGCCGGGCGACATCAGCCTCGGCCGGGCCGACCTGATCCAGACCCTGTCCGGGACGGGGGCGAACACTAAGGCCCACGAGGTCCTCCACTTCCTCAAGGCGAACGGGCTCATCGGGACCAAGCAGTGGGCGACGATCTCTGCCCGGTACGCCCCGAAGGCCAAGGCCGCCTTCTCTGGGGACTGGCAGAAGCTGACCCAGTCCCAGCGGGACAACCTGATCGAGGAGGCGGCGGCCGACGGGTTCGGAGAGTACGCCCGCCGGCGGGTCGCCCTCCGGTCCGCGCCGGCCCCGGTCCGGGTGTTCTCCCAGGTCTGGGAGGGGCTCCACTCGATGGGCTCGAGGCTCGTCGGGAAGGACTCCGCGGAGTTCGACCGGCTCCTCCGGGGTGAGTACAGCAGGGAGGCCGTCCAGGCTGCCCCTGCCGCGCAGCCGGCTACCCGCCCTGCCACGCAGCAGGCGGCTCCCAGCCCGGCACCCTCGGCCGCACCAGCACCCGCCCAGGCGGCCCAGAAGGCCCCAGGACGAAAGGGCACCAAGTCGCCCAAGAAGACCAAGCCCACCACGCAGGTGGAGGGGGCCCTCCCACCGTCGGAGCCCGGCGCCGTCGAGGCGGCCGAGGCCCAGGAGGCCCAGGCCCAGGCCCGGGCGAAGCGCCGGAAGCCGACCGCTGCCGAGGTGAAGGCGAAGGCCCAGGCCAAGGTGGAGGGCAAGCCGACGGCCAAGGCCAGCGTCGGGAAGGCGGCGGAGGGGGACACCGTGACCCTCTACCGCGGCGCCTCGAACGCCGACAAGGGCCAGTTCTGGACCACCGACAGGAGCCGCGCCGAGAGCTACGCGGACTGGGAGCTGGAGACGGTGACCGTTCCCCGGGCGGAGTTCGAGCGCGGCCGCGCCGCCGCCCGCCGTCAGGGAGACCCCACCGGGAGGGACACCGTCCTCGACCGTGCCTGGGACTCGAGGGCCACGAAGGTCGCTCGCGAGGGCGCGGCCATCGAGGTCGACGCGACCGAGGCCGACGACGACGCCTTCCTCGCCAGCCTGGGCGTCACGCGCGCGAGCGTCGGGAAGCGAAAGGCTCTCGACGTGGTGAAGCTGCGCGAGAAGCCGAAGCCGATCACCGGCACGGGGAAGAAGGGCAAGGTCATCGTCGAGACCGACCTCTACCCCTGGCTCGAAGCCAACGGGACCGACCTGAGCGATCCGGCCCTCGGGCTCACCGAGAAGCAGCAGGTCGCGATCATGGTGCGTGCCGCGGTGAAGGAGATCGAGTACCAGAAGAAGCAGCGCCGGTCCGGCGCCGGCTGGTACCGCGGCGACATCCGCGAGCTGGAGCACGCCGCTCGCAAGGCGTTCCCGTCCCTCGCCGACCCCAACCGCATGGGCCTCTTCAAGGCGGTCCTCGCGGCCACCTCGTTCGGGAACAAGCCCGTGCCCAACGCCGAGCAGGCCTTCCAGATCTGGGAGGCGTTCGAGAAGACTGGCGATCTGCCCAACGCTCAGGCGAGCGGGAAGAACTGGTCCGGGTCCCCGACGTTCGGAAACACGAAGAGGCCCAACTCGAAGAAGACCTCGCGTGGGAAGCTGCTCCACCTCCGCGATCAGCTCGGGAGCTGGGACGCCGTGACCGAGTTCCTCCTCTCCGACCACCCGGTCGGGATGCTCCGGAAGATGGGCTTCAACGTCAGCGGAAAGGCGAAGGACTCGAAGCCTGGGTCCTACGTCCTGGGCCCGAAGGGCGGTCCGTTCTACCAGAACATCTCGGGCCGCCTCGGCGACCTGACGGGAGATCTCTGGTTCGCGCGCACGTTCAACCGGCTCCGCGGTACGAAGATCGTGGAGGCGCCGCGCAACGACGCCGAGCGCGCGATGATGCGCGACTTCATCGCGAAGGTGGCGAAGGCCACCGGAGTGGACCCGGCCGACGCGCAGGCCATGCTCTGGTTCTCGGAGAAGGACCTGTACGGCAAGCTGACCGGGAACCCCGACTTCGGGACCTACTCCATCGGAGGCCGTCAGGCCCTCGAGTCCATGCGGGTGAAGCGCGAGATGGACGAGACCGGGAACGCCCCGGCCGCGACCGTCGCCGTGAAGCCGCAGGTCTCCTTCGAGGCCGCGTGGTCCACGAACTCGAAGTTGAACAAGCAGTACCCCTGGGGCGATCTCACGACCGAGCAGAAGCGTCGGTTCACCGACGAGCACGGGCGCTGGGTCATCGAGGAGATCCATATCGAGACCGGAGCGGACATCGAGTTCGTGACCGGGAGCACTGGCCCCTCGTCCTGGGGCGGCCAGCCGAATCTCGTCGCCATCATCCGCGGCTCCGCCGATCAGGTGAGCGCGGCCGCGTCGATGCTCGGGCTCGCGTTCGAGCAGGACTCGGTGGCCATCGTCTCCGAGGTGCGCGGGCAGACCCCGCAGAGCGTGCGGACGTTCGTGGTCACCAGCCCGACCAGCGGGAAGTGGGCGAGCCGTGACTTCCTCGACTCTGTCCGCTCGGCGCTCGAGGGCGAGAGCCCCGAGGTGGCGAAGCGCGTGGCCATCGAGGTGGGCGTGACGCCCTCCGGCGAGACGACGCTCAAGGCGTACCCGATGGCGGAGGCCGGCAAGCCGGACGCCGAGTGGGTGCGCGACAACACCGGAACGGTCGACAAGGCGGTGCGAAGCGCCGTCGCTGCGGCCGACCCTGACTCCGCGATCCGGGTGCGGAAGGCAGAGTTCGAGGTGGAACTTCCCGGGAACGACTGGAGCACCGACCAGAATGGAGAAGGGTACCGCCGCAACCTCGACGACCTCGGACACTCCCCCGAAGGTCTGGACCAGTTCCTCGCTGGTGTCGCTGCCAACAGGGCGGAGACCTGGGCAGCCGTCACCGGGAAAGAGCCCACGGCCCGGGCGTCGGTAGCTCGCCGGCCCCGTCCCGCTTCCGAGCCCGGCGGCGACTTCTTCTCGAACCCTGGGAAGATCTACGACATCGTCGAGGCTGACGACGGGTCGGAGGTTGTGTCTGCCCGCCCGCCGCAGAGCGGGATGCGGCAGCAGGTCATCGTCCAGACCCCTGACGGCAAGATCGAGGACCGGGCCTACAGCGTCTTCGGGAACCGAGTGCCGATCTCGAGGGCCAGCGTCGGGAAGCGCCAGCAGTCCGGGTCCCTGTCGAACACGATCCGCTGGGCCACGAAGCCGATCATCAAGCGCCTGCGCGAGATCAAGAGCGTGGGCGGCCGGCCCATCGGGGAGTTCCTTGCTGACCAGCTTGAGTCCCGGCGCCGCGCCTACGAGATGACCTCCGGCCGGATGCTCGACCGCTACAACGTGGCGGTGGGCAGGCTCGACGGAGTGAAGGCAAAGTGGGCCAAGGTGCAGCAGGCCCTCGACGGAGTGCCCGAGGCAAAGGGCAAGCTGAACGACGTGGAGCGCCAGTCCTACGACGAGATCCGCGCGCTCTTCAACGAGGTCAAGAAGATGGCCGCCCACGAGGGCGTCTTCACCGGCCAGGGAATCCGAGACTACTTCCCGCACATGGCCGAGGACGGGCAGTTCTCCGAGGACTTCGCCGTCCAGCAGCATCTCGAGTACCTCGAGACCGAGCGACCCGACCTGCTTCAGAAGCTGGCCGAGGAGAACTCCGCGTGGACCGGTCTGATCGGTGACGCCTCGAACTACGAGCTGGCCGCCATCGACCTCGCGAAGAACTGGAACAAGGAGTCGTTCTTCAAGTCGAACCCGCACCTCGAGAAGTTCCGCTCCAACAAGCCGGCCATCAAGTACCGCACCGACTCCGCGGTCGGGCAGAAGTACATCCTCGACGCGCTGCGCCGGATCATGGACGCGCGCTACCTCGGCTCGAAGAGCGAGGTGATCCAGCAGGGCATCCGCTCGATCCGCGATCAGGCCGACCAGCAGTACGTGAGGGACGCGATGTCCGAGATCCTCGGGCGAGCGAAGTCGCGCCACGTCGGCACCGCCATCGTCCGCGAGCTGAACGCGCTCAACGGGCTCTCGAAGCTCGGGTCCGCGGGGCTCGCCCAGCTCGGGCAGCTCGTCGTCGCGACTTCGGAGATGGCCGGCGCCAGCGGCGTGATCAAGGCCGGCGTCGACATCGCTCGCGGCGCCGTGGCCCTGGCTCGCTCGCCGGGGCTCCTCTACACCGAGGCGGCCCGCAGCGGAGCCACGTTCGCGTCCGACTCCGGCGAGGCGATGAAGAACTTCGCCGGGACCGGCGGTGGGTCCTACGCGGAGCGGGTCCACCGCGCCGTGTGGCGCGCCCTGGCGCTGGGCTCCAAGGCCGGAGAGAAGGTGGTCGACACGACCTACGGAGTCCGCACGCTGGACAAGTTCGCCCGCGTGATGGCCGACCGGTTCGGCCGCGAGACCTACCTCCGCGCGCTCCGCAACAAGGACCGCGCGCTGCTCATCGAGCTGCTCGGGTCGCCCGAGCACGCTGACGCCGCGCTGCGCGAGGACCTCCCCAGGCTCAAGCAGATCGAAGCCACGTGGCGCGCTGGCGGGACCGACCCGCTGCTCTCCGACAAGCAGACGGTCGCCGCCGGCTCGAGGCTGGCGCTCGCCGGGAAGCGGTTCGCCGACAAGACCCAGTACCGCACCGACACCCAGGACCAGCCGCTCTCGTTCTCGCACCCGGTGATGAAGGCGGCGAACACCTTCTACTCGTTCGCCTACTCCCACTGGCGCTGGAACGCCGAGCATATCCAGGCTGGCCGCGCGGCCGCGAAGGCCGGAGACTCGAAGTCGGCCGGTCGCCACGCCCGGGCCCTGGTGATGCAGCACCTGATCACCGGGCCCATCGTCGGTGCCGCGATCATCTCGGCCCGCGCGCTGCTCACCGGCAAGGGGCTCGAGGACAAGGACGAGGACGACATCCAGTCTTTCGCCGAGGCGTGGCAGGCCGCGATGAACCTCGACACCATCGGCTCCGAGGAGTTCTGGACGGCGCACACGATGGTGGCGAAGTTCCTCCAGGGCTGGCAGTACTCCGGCGGCCTGGGCTACCCGATGTCCTACCTCGAGCGCGCCGAGCGCGCCACGAAGGAGTACGACCGGATGCGCGGGTTCGCGTCTCTGGTCCTCGGGTCTCCCGGGGAGATGGGCTACGACATCGCGAACCTCGCGGCCGACGGGTGGAACTACTCGTGGACCCCAACCGCAGCGAACCAGAAGAAGGTCACCCGGGCGTTCTACACCGTGCTGTTCAACCACACGCTGCCCAACGTGCTCGGGATCACCGGCTCGGTCCGGCGCCGGCTGACGGCCACAGAGGAGCGCCCGAATCGCCAGCTCGGCTGGCTCGGCCTCTTCGACCCCGACGCTCGCTGGACCAAGGAGCACGGGTGGACCTCGGACGCCGCGGAAGAGGCGAGGGAGGAGGCGCTCGAGCGGCTCCGCGAGAAGCAGGAGCGCGAGCGCGAGGAGCTGGAGGAGGAGTAGCCGGCACACGGTGGTGTACTTTTGGGGTAGAGGAGGTTGCAAGTAGATGAAGAACTGGAAGCTGAACATGGCCGTGGTAATTCCCGTGGCCATGATGACGATGGGCGCGAAGGGCTGCGTGTCCGACTGCGACAAGATCCGCGCGGCGCTCGAGCTGGCCTGCGGAGCGGACGAGGCCAGCGTCGAGTGCGCGGCCGCGAAGAAGATGTTGGTCGAGCGGTGTCAGGTCCCCACGCCCGAGCCCACGCCCGAGCCCACGCCCGAGCCCACGCCCACGCCGACCCCCGAGCCGACACCCCCGCCAGCCGTGTGCGAGGCGCCGCCCGAGGGCTCTCTCGTCGCCATCCAGGGCGGGATGCCCACCCTCCAGCCCAAGGTGGTGGAGGCCATGAACGCGCTCGGAGACCCGACGGGGACTCACCCGGCGACGACTCTTCAGGTCCTGGCCCTCGAGCTTCAGGGCCGTGGCGTGTGCGCCTTCGCCGGCATCGAGGCCGTCTTCGCCCTGAACGCGGCCGGGCTCTGGGAGGAGTACCACGCGGTCTACTTCGGCGATGGCGGCTGGACCCACAACGGGAAGTACATGGGCTCGCACCGCGTCGAGGGCGAACAGCCCGAGCCACCGCCCGCCGGCGAGTGCTCGGCGCCCGTGACCCCGAAGGTCGACAAGTTCAACCTGAAGCCGCACGGCCGCTGGTACGACAGCACGCCGCTCTTCTACGGGCGCGAGTACTGCTCGGCCATCGGCTTCCCCGACCGCCTGCACTGCCCGGCCAGGAGCGAGTGCCCCGGCTTCAAGTGCGAGGAGCGGGTCGCGTGCGAAACCGTCGGAATCGGCGCGAATGTGCCGACGTTCCGGTGCGAAAAGGGTTCACCGGTTGTGAATCCCGGCAACGGATTCCAGGCGAGCTGCGAAGACTCGTCTTGGATCGAGGTCTGCTCCGCGGACCTGACGGTCTGCACCAGGGTGGTGATCCAGTGAGGCGCTACTCCGCCGTCCTCCTCCTGGCCCTCGCAGCGTGCGGGTCCCAGGACTCCATCACGGGCCCGGCCTCGGAGCCTCAGGCCGCGGTCGCCCCAGCGGCGGCGCCACCGCCCGCGCCGGCGGCGCCGGCCCCTCAGGCCGAGGACCCGGCGCTCGTCTTCTCGTTCGCGAAGGACGGGGCGATGACCGTGAGCAACACCCGCGCCGCCGCCGTCGAGGGCCGGGTCTGCGTCTACGAGTACGGCCGTTCGGGATTCGCGAATCAGGAACTCGTCGGCGAGTACCCCTTTCTTGCCCCCATCGGCGTGAGCGTTACCCCATTCCCGGTGGGCCGCTTCACCCCGACCTGCGGCTCCTACGTGTTCCAGCTCGACGCCGTGAGGGCCGACATCTCCTGTCCCAAGGACCCGTTCACCCTCGGCGGCACCGGCTTCTTCAAGGGCCGCGCCGGCATCGAGGTCTTCAACGACGCCTGCGTGCCGCCCCCGCCGCCCCCGCCGCCCCCGCCGCCGCAGACCTGCGAGCTGCCGTCGGTCGAGGTCCTGAGCTGGCAGGGCAAGGGTGACCCGGCCACGGAGTGCGCGGCCTTCGGCGACTACGTCCCGGTCGAGGCCGACCCGCTGTTCTGGATCTGCAAGGCGGGGAACGACCGCGAGGTCTGGCTCACCGAGCCGACCGGCGAGTCCTGCCGCAACGGCAAGGACATCAGCCACACGGTCCCGTGCGGGTGCGCGCCATGATCTACGGCCTTCCGGGGGACGTGTTCTTCACCCACTCGCAGAGCCTGCTCGGGAGCCTCATCCGCTGGGCCGAGCACGACCCCAACGAGCCGAATGGCGCCTGGGCCAACCACGTCGGAGTGGTCGTCTCTCCTGGGTGGATCGTCCCTCCCCCTGGGGTTGGGAACCTCCGCTTCACCCAGGCCACGGTCATCGAGTCCCTCTGGAAGACGGAGCGGTGGCGGTGGTGGGAGAACCACAAGGACGAGAAGGGCCAGCTCATCCGCGTGTTCAGGCATCGCAGCCTGACGCCCGGGCAGCTCCGAGCCATCGAGCACACGGCCAACGAGTTCGTGGGCCGCACCTACGGCTGGTGGAAGCTGTTCGCCCACCTCGCCGACCGCATCGTGTTCGGAGGAAAGAAGACAGTGTCCAACTGGCTGGTGATCGAGAAGCGTCCGATCTGCTCGTTCACCGTGGCGCACGCCTTCGACGCAGCGAAGGTCAGCTTCGGGATGGACCCCGACGCTGCGGACCCTGACGAGATGATGGACCACTGCATCACGTCGGGCGACTGGGTCTACGTGGGGGAAGGGGAGGTGAAGTGATGAACGTCGGCCTGATCATGGCCCTCGTGAAGGGCGGGAAGGCCATCCTGCTCTCGAAGCCCGTGCGCCTCGCGCTCGCGAGGTACATCCTCGACAGCGTCGAGAAGCACGAGCCGAAGCCGGAGGCGAAGTAGTGGCGGCGCCGCTCTATCCCCCCATCGTGCTCGGGGTCTCCTGCCTGATCGGCGAGGCCGCAGGCGAGGGGCGCCCAGGGATGGTCGCGGTCGCCGAGGTGATCCGCAACCGGATGGAGCGCCGGTACTCCAGCGATGGCACGGTCGCTGGGACGGTGCTCCGTCCGAAGCAGTTCTCGTGCTTCGACGAGCCCTGGCGCGCGAGGCTCTTCCAGCACCACTGGGACGAGGACATCGTGGTCCAGGCCCGTCAGGCATGGGACATCGCCTTCAACGACGACGGCACCGGCGAGCGCAGCAACCTCACCGGTGGCGCCGTTCTCTACCACACCATCGCGGACCCGGGGCGGAAGGTTGCCCCTGTCTGGCCGCCAGTGTGGGCAGTGAAGCCCGGCGTGGTCGAGACCGCCCGCATCCTCGGCCACGTCTTCTACGACGACAGGAGGTAGCAACATGAACGAGATGCTCTGGGACATCACGAAGCTGGTGGCCGGAGTGGTCTTCGCCATCCTCGGGTGGCTGGGCATCCGCATCGTGACCAAGGTCGACGAAGACGTGAAGGACCTGAAGGTGCGAGTCGGAGACCTCGAGGCGAACATCGGACCGCGCGCCGAGGCGCTGGCACGAGTGGAGCAGAAGCTGGACGACCACGTCCGTCGCGAAGAGACGATCACGTGGAAGCAGATGCAGGAAGCGCAGCGTCAGAACAGCGAGGCGCACGCCGCACTCCTCGACGGCTTGAGGGAGGTGAGCGAGCGCGTGGTCGCGGTGGAGACCATCCTCAACAACCGGCTGCCGAAGAGCAGCGTCAAGCGCAAGTAAGGAGGCAACGTGGCGAAGAAGAAGCAGAGCCAGAAGGCCCAGGCTCTCGGAGGCTTCCGCGACCCCCGGAACGGTGAGGCTGCCCGTCGGGTCTGGGAGTGGGAGACGTGGCTTCGTTCGGCCCTCACCGACTACTTCTCGGAGGCCGTCGAGCACCAGAAGATCTACCTGTCCCAGCGCAAGGACCACCGCAAGCCCTGGGAGAAGAAGTGGCGCGCGCACACGCTCCAGCCCTACGGCTGGATCATCTGCGAGGCGAAGACCTCGGTGGTGTCCGACATCATCAACGCGGCCGACCCGCTCATGCAGGTGTCCGGCCACGGCGACGAGGATCTCGACACCGCCCGCCGCGCCGAGCGCATGGTCGACTTCGACCTGACGCAGAACCGGTGGCGCCTGTTCTCCCAGCAGGTCCTGCGGGAGGCGTCGTACCTGGGGACCTCGGCGTTCAAGGTCACGTGGCGCGAGGACTACTCGAAGGTCCTCGACCTCGACGTGGCAGCCGAGAAGCAGTTCTCGGAGTTCCGACGCCTGATGAAGGCCGGCGCCGGCATGGACGTGCCGAAGGACCCGGTCGAGTACGAGCAGTGGAGGGCCGAGCGGATCGAGGAGGGCTACGCGGACCTGCCCGATCACCCCGGTCGCCGCGTCCTCGACGTGAACACGTTCAGGGGCCCGAGCTTCGACCGGGTGTCCCTCTTCGACCTGCGCTTCAACCCGATGATCGAGGACTGGTCACAGCAGCCCATGATCATCCAGCGGATCGTGAAGCCGAAGAAGTGGGTCCTCGACCGCGCCGGCGACGACCCGCGCCTGCCGTTCGACAAGGAGTCTGTGCAGTGGGCGATCAACGCCCTGCCCGAGCAGAGGTTCCAGCAGTGGGAGCTGGAGCAGGCCGCGATGCTCGGCCTCTCCGCGGCCACGGCCGGACACCCCTTCTCCACGAACGAGCTGTGCGAGCTGTGGGAGGTGTTCGACTTCGAGGACGAGGAGGCGCCCTACAAGGTCATCCTCAACCGCGTGGCCCTGATCAACAAGGATCCGCGTGGGATGCCCTACGGCCACGGCGAGTGCCCGATCCACCTGTTCCGGAACATCCCCCACCCGGGCATCGCCCTCGGGATGTCCGAGATCAAGGCACCGAAGAAGCTGTTCTACGAGCTGTGGACCCTGAGGGACCTGCGCCTGGATAGCGTCACGCTCCAGGCCCTGCCGGTCTTCCAGAAGCTGAACGAGATGGGCGTCACCGAGATCTCGAAGATCCTCGAGCCCGGTCGCTCGATCCCCGTGTCCCGCCTCGACGCCATCAAGCGCCTCGAGCTGGGCTCGGTTCACCCGGACGTGTGGCGCGAGATCGAGGCCCTCAAGCAGGAGATCGACGACTCGACCTCGGTCTACACCAGCGTCCGCGGCCAGCCCGCCACGATCAACCGCGTCTCGGCGAGCGAGTCCTCGCAGCGCAGCAGCTCGGCGCTGACCCGTCTGAAGACGGCGGCCACGGTCTTCGAGGAGGAGACCCGCCGCGCGATCCGGCAGGCGCTGTACCTGCGCTACCAGAACACCGCGCCCGAAGAGCTGATCCAGCTCGGCGGGCCGGGCACCGACGAGTACATGACGGTCTCGAAGGAGAACCTCGCGGACGCGCTGAAGTACGACTTCGACTTCCGCGGGCCGTCGCTCGTGATCAACAAGGAGATGCAGGCCCAGCAGATGATGCAGTGGTTCAGCACCTTCGGCCAGTTCCTGCCGCAGCACCGCCAGCTCTACGTGGCGCGCGAGGCGTGGGACATCATCGGCCTCCGCGGGCGAGACAAGATCCTCCCCGACTCCGACATTCTGGCGGCGCAGCAGGCGGCGATGGCACCGCCCGAGGCGCCCCCCGCGCCCGGCGGCCCCGGGATGGAAGCCGCGCCGGCGGAGATGGCTCCGCCCGCGGCGCTCCCCCCCGGGGAGGTCATGGCCGAGCAGGCGCCGGAAGGCGCGCCCGCGTACATGGACGTGGGCGAAGCGATGCTCGGGAGCTAAGGAGAAGAGCATGGACATCAGCATCAACCTGACGGCGACAGCGAAGCAGGAGGCGCGCCTGCTGAAGGTCCTGGCCTCCGTCAACGCGGACCGCGCCAGGGAGGGCCAGCCCCAGTTCGAGGACGTGAACACCTACCTCGCCGCTCTCCTTGTCGACGCCATCGGCGCGCTCGTGCGCCGGCAGAGGGAGCTGGAGGAGGGAGCCATCGCGAGGAAGTACTCGAAGGCTGCCGCGGAGGTGCAGGCGCAGGTCGAGTCGATCCTGGCGCCGATCTCCGGCGAGTAGCAGGAAGGAGGTCTTCGCGTGAAGACCTGCATCGACTGCGCGTACTACGTGAGCGAGAACGGGTGGGGCCGGTGCCGCCGGTACCCACCGTTCGCGCAGCACCACCGGGACGCGAGCCTGGGGCACACGGCGAAGATGGTGCCCCTGGTCTGGTGCGGAGACGACTACCCGCGCGTGTGTCCGGACACGCCGGCGTGCGGCGAGCTGAAATAGGAAAAGCCCCCGAGCCAGGGATGCGCTCCTGGCCCGGGGGCTGTTCACTTCTCGCCCCTGTCCACGTTGCGTGAACAGGCCCGTCAGATGTACGGCCGGTACGACCCGTCCTCGAGGATGATCCCCGTCGCGTCGACCCACCGGTAGGTCCGCTTCCAGCAGCCCGGGCTCTCCTCCTCGAAGCCCGTGACGAGCACCGCGTTCCCCTCCACGTCGATCAGCGACGGGATCACCCGCTCGCTCACTTCACCATCTCCTTCAGGGCGTCCCGGTACCCGCGGTTCCAGGCGGCCGTGAGGTGGAACTTCAGCTTCGCCCACAGCTCCTCGTTCTTCAGCACGTCTCTGATGTCCTCGGCGCAGGCGAGGACGTGCTCCCCCGCCTGCTCCCTGGTGATGGTCTCCGTCACAGGCCCACCACGCCCGAGTACTTCGGCGCGATCACGGCGTCGGGCCCCACGAGGAAGACGCGGTCCTGGGGGGCGTGCTCGCTCTGGAGGAAGATGGCCTCGGCGAAGCAGGCGAGCTTGTCCTCGCAGTCCTCGCACTCCTCCGGGATCTCCCGGGCCTCGCCGGCGGGCGTGAGCGGCGAGGTCGGGTTGGCCCTGGCCTCGGCCGGCCGCTTGTAGAGGCGGTCGTCGGTGCCGAGGCCGAGCTGCACGAAGTCCCGCAGGCAGCAGGCGTGCCAGAGCACGGCCGCCGCGTGCAGGTTCCCGGACTCCTCGTCCACCGAGAAGGGGAAGATGAGGTGGCGCCAGAGGGCGTCGATGCTCAGGCTCCAGGCGTAGCCCTTGCGCCAGTTGCCGCGGTCGTACTTCCGCGAGCCGTACCCGTACTGCCGGGCCAGCTCGATGACGCCCTTCGTGCGGCTCCCGCCGCAGCAGTCGACGAGCAGGTCCTGGGCGGCGATCACCACCTCGTAGATGGCGACGTTGTTCCCCTCCTCGAAGTTGAGGAGGTGGTGCGCCACCCTCGTGCGCGGCTCGCCCTGCGGCCACTCGGAGATGGCCCAGTCCTTGAAGCCAGGGTCCACCAGGGAGAGCTGCTCCAGCTTGGAGCCCTTCATGCCGCCCGTCACCGGGTCCGTCATCCTGATCTCGCTCACTCGGTTCTCCTTCACAGGGAAAGCTGCCTGATCTCGTACTGAGGGCGCCCCGACGGCAGCAGGCCGACGCGCACGCTCACGATGCCCAGCACCGACGGCGGCAGCATCGCCACCTCGGCGTAGTCCGGCACGAACGGCTCGGTGGCCGACGTGTGGTGGCCGCCGTACCCCTTGAGGAACGCCCCGGTCCTGATGAACACCAGCTTCTGGTCCCGGATCTTGTCCTCGTCGTCTCCCACGGTGATGCGCGTCTCGAAGATGCCGGCGTACTGCCGGTGCGTGTGGCCGGCGAGGAAGATGTCGGCCGCCACGTTCGAGGACCAGTGCTTGAACGCCAGCAGGTCGCTCGAGGCGGTGCCCCCCTTCTTCCCGGCATCGTGGTGCAGCGCCACCTTGATGGAGGCGGGCCCCACCTTCAGGCGCGCGATGCCGAAGGCGCCCACGAACGAGTTCGGCCGGCCGAGCTGGTTGACCAGCTCCTGATCCGACACGCGCCCGTTCTGGAACCGCCAGAAGTGGTTCCCCACGCACGTCATCAGGATGCGGTCGCGCACGGGCCCGAGGAACTCGGCCATCTCGTCGACCCACTTCCAGGCCAGCTCGTCGATGGGGCTCCTCGAGTTGTCGTCCGCGGTGTAGCTGTTCAGGTGCGAGCGGTACTTCCCGCGCGCGAAGTCGAAGAGGTCCCCTCCCAGCGTCACGATGCTGTTCGGCGTGGCGAGCACCTGCCGGCGCCACTCCTCGAGCTTCTCCGCATCGTGGTACGGCCAGTGCACGTCCGACAGCGGGAACAGCGTGAAGCCGTCGCCGCACTCCTTGCTCATCACCCTCACTCGCTCACCTCCAGTTGGCGGCGCCAGTACGCGCTCGCCCGGTTCATCGATAGGTTCCTCGCCCACGAGGCCCACCTGCCCGTCTGCTTCGCCTTCTCCCTGGCCCTCCGGTCGGCGGCCAGCCCGTCCTCGCTATTCTTCCACCGCCGCTTCTGCGCGAGGCGGGCCGGCGTCGACTCGTAGCGGCGGCGCCGCACCTTCGTACAGGCGCGGCACCGCCCAGGGCCAGCCTCTGGATGGAGGCCAGCCTTGCAGCTCAGAACGGCACGTCCTCGTCGGTCGCCTCGAACGGCTTCTGCTCCGGCTCGGCGGCGGGCGCCTCGTCGCGCTTCGGGCCGGCGAACTCGATGAACGACTTGAAGCCCGAGACCTTGATCTTGGTCCCGTACTTCTTGTTCCCGTCCTTGTCGACCCACTCCTGATAGTCGATGCTGCCGCGCACGAGCAGCTTCGTGCCCTTCTTCACGTGGTCCCGCACGAACTGGGCGGGCTTGCCGAAGACCTCGACGCGGTGCCACTGCGTCTTCTCCTGCGGCGAGCCGTCCTTCCCCTTCCACCGCTCGCTCGTCGCGAGGGTGAAGTTCGCGATGGGGTCTCCGCTCTGGGCGTACCGGATCTCCGGGTCCCTGCCGACGTTGCCGATCAGCGTGCACTCGTTCACGATTCACTCTCCTCTGGTATAGACATCGCGCCGGCCAGTCCCCACCGTGGTGTCCCACGGCGAGGAGAACAGACCGTCGTCGTCGTCCTTGACGTTGTCTCGCGAGTAGATCCCCGGGTCCTTCCGCCCCCTCGCGCTTACGGGGCGGTCCGGGTCCGACTTCATCTCAGGTGCCTTCTCGTCGATGCCCTCGTCCACCTTCAACGGGTTGATGCACCCTGCGGCGAGGTAGCGCAGGGCGTCCATGACGTGCTCGTAGTACCCATCCTTCGCCGGCTGGTCCGGGGCCGGGTTGTCCCTCGTCGGACGCTTGAACGTGTAGCCCCCGTTCATCGCCTCGATGATCAGCTTGCAGCTCCGGTCCACGATCAGGAACGGGTCGGCCTTCGGCGGCGCCGGCCGTAGCAGGTGGCGCACCACCAGCTCGCCGGCCTTCACGCTCTGCGCCTGGAGGATCAGTGGGAAGCCGCGGTTCGCCCAGATGTCCACGATGCGGCGCTCCTGGCTCTCGTTCGTGACCTCCTGGCTGGTCCGCAAAGCCTCGGGCCCAGTGTGCCTGATGACCCGAGGCGGCCGGCGAAACCACGGCACGAAGGGGCCCTTCCCCTTCTCGTGGTCGTCGCGCAGGTCGAGCACGTGGCGCTGCGCCTCGGTCCCGAGCTGCTCCTCCGCCATCTCCCCGAGCAGCCACTCGGCCACTTCGAGGAACGCGCCGGCTCCGATGTTCCGAGGCATCCATTCCCGCAGCAGGTACAGGCGGGTCGCCTTCTCGTTGGTCTGCCCCACCACCAGGGCCGGGTGGCGGAAGCCGAAGTCGAGGCCGATGACGATGGGCCTCGGGGCCAGAGCCGTGATCTTCCGCACGAAGTTCTGGTCGCCTCCACGCAGCGTCCACTCTGGATAGAAGGGGCTCTGCGTCGAGAGGCTCCAGTTCCTGAGGTACTCCCGCTGGAACCTCTGCATCCCGATGGTCGCGATCATCTCGCGGGCCCACTCCTCGGTCTTCCTGGGATCGGCCCAGCAGTCCAGCTCGATCACGTTCCACTTCGACCGAGGCGTGATCCTCGAGCGGAATCCGTCGTCCTCGCCCCACCGCACCGGCAGGTCGTTGAGCCTGGACTCACGCTCCTCCGCTGGCTGGTCGAGGTGGTGATCCTTCGGCCGGCCCGGGCTCTTCGTGTGGTGCCTGACCCCAGGCATCAGTCGTCCTGGCCGAAGGGATCCGCCGCGCGCCGCTTGTAGAACTCCTCCCTGCGCGCGTCGTTCTGGCCCTGCGCGAAGTGCCAGTTCGACACGCCCTTCGTGTGCGCGTCACGGCACCACGGCGAGTCGCCGATGCCGTACTCTATGCCACATTTCTCGCACACGATTCGTTGCGAAACCGGGTGCTCCACCTCAGGCAGCTCGTCCACGACAGGCAGCCCGTCCGCGTCCAGCTTCATGCTCAGTCCTCCGTTTCGTAGGAGCCGTGCTCCCGGTAGTCGATCATCGCGTGCACCAGCTCGTGGAAGAGCACCTCCCTCTTCCGCTTCGGCGAGAGCCAGCGCCCGATGAAGATGGTGTCCTGATCGTAGTCCCACACGCCCTCTGGGGTCGAGTCCTCCTCGGTCTCGAGGTCGCACTCCTCACGCATCTCCTTCTTCGTGACGAGCTTCACGTGCACCAGCTCGAGCCCCAGATCGATCTTCGACGGCAGTCGCCTCATTCCTTCTCTCCTTCCGTCAGGATCTCATTGAAGTACGCCGAGCCTGGGGTCCCCGCCTCCGGCGTGCTCACGAGGATGACCTGCTTCGACATCGGCATGAGGGCGGCTACCACCTCGCGAAGCCGCGGGTGGCGGGCCGCCTCGTCCACGCCGAAGATGGACGCCTGATCCCCGCGCGCGGCCCGGTCGTCCACGTTCTCACCGGTCGGCGCGATGCTGGATCCCGTGCGCTTGTAGACCCAGCCCTCCTCCTTCGTGAAGGAGCTGTCGGCCCAGGCCTTGAACCACTCGGGCCAGTACTGGTGGATGATTCCGAGGCGATCCTTCAGCATGAACTGCGCCTCGCCTTCGGTCGCCTTGTTGAGCAGGCACCTGCGGTACGGCTTGAACAGGCAGTTGTAGTCCATCCAGGCCACGAGGAACCAGCTCACCATGAGCTGGCGGGGCTTGTCGACCACGTGCTTGTTCACGTCCTCCCGCATCCACTCCTTCACGAGGAACTTGTGGTACGGCCAGTCGGGCAGCGGCTTGATCGGTCGCTGCTCGTCATGCGTGTCCTTCGTGTGCAGCACGGGCTTGTCGGTCTCCGGGTCGACTCCCCAGAAGTAGAAGGCGGCGTTCCGCTCGCACGCCTTCAGGTACTCCAGGCGCTTCGGCGTCATCCTCGTGTCCGCGGTGCCGCCCTCGTCGTCGAAGAGACCGAAGCCCATCACTTCTTCCCCTTGGCGAGGAGGGCCCCGGAGATCTTCAGGAAGGACTCGGCCGCCACCTTCGCCTTGTCCGGCTCCTGCGAGTTCCTCGCCAGCCAGTCCATGATGAGCGCGTGCTGCATCGCAGCCTTCAGGGCGTAGTGCCGGAACCGCTCGGGCTCCTTGATGAACTTGCCGGCCCTCTGCCTGATCTGGCGGGCGGTGCGAGACGGCACCCCCACGATGGACTCGAACGAGTACGGGTTGTTGTCGGTCGCCGGCCTCGGCTGCGCCGGGAGCTGAGACTCCGGCTGTTCCTCCACCTGCGGAACAGCCTCGATCTCGGAACTCATCGGCGCGCCACCGTCGACTGCGAGCTGGGCGCCGGCGCCGGCTCGACTCCGCTCGCCTCGAGCATCATCAGCGTCTGGAACTTGAGGTACGTCGCGATGCTCTCGAGGTGCCCCACCGCTGCGAGCAGCAGGATCAGCACGAGCACCCTGTACAGGAACGTCCCGGCCGTCTTCATTCGGCAGCTCCCTTCTTCCACGGTTCCCCCTCGGGCACGAAGCCGCACACGAAGGCCACCGCCTCTGCGGCCGAGCGCGCCACGAACACGGGCTCACCCTGCCAGTTCTTGATCCACTTCTCCTGGGCCGGCGTCAGCTTGGCGGCGGCCCCCTTCTTCCCGTCCTTCACCTCCAGCAAGAAGGTGCGGCCGTGGTAGCCGACGATCAGGTCAGGAAAGCCGACCCCGACGTGGCTCGTGACTACCACGGTCGCACCGAAGAAGCGGAGGGCGAGCACCACGTCCTGCTGGTTCACGTCCACCCGCTTCGCGTACATCAGATCCCCCTCAGGTTCAGGTCGCTCAGAATCCGCTCGTACTGCTCGACCGTGAGACGCTGCGGGTTCACCCCCGGCGCCACGTTGGCGCAGAGCTTCGTGAACTCCTCCGGCGTGGTGATCCCGGCGGCCTTGGCCCCCTTGACCAGCACGTCGTACTGCTGCTTCGTGATGACGTTCGGCTTCACCTTACGCGCGTCGTCGTCCTCCTCGGTCACGATCCCGAGGATCGAGGACAGCGTGTAGCGGCGAGCGTAGGTGATGGCCGAGCCCATCGCCTGGGGCGAGCCCGGGTTGTTGGGCAGCGGGTAGAAGGACTCGAGGAACTCGCCGCTCGTGTGGATCAGCACGGTGCGGAGCCACAGCCCGCCGTCCTTGAAGACAACGGGCTGCGACACCGAGAGGCCCGCGGCCGAGAGCGGCGCGCGGATGGCCTCCATCACCGAGGCGAGGTCGGCGTAGGAGTACTGGTACTTCCCCTTCGCCGACTCGATGCGGGCCGTCTTGTCCTTCGCGATGGTGCGGACCGAGGCCTGGAACTTGGCCAGCGCCTCGGCCAGCTTGCCGAGCGGGGCGAGGACCACCTCGCTCACTTCACCACCTCGACCTTGACCTTCTTGACCGTGACCCCCGGCTCGGCGAGGCCGTCGAACTGCGCCACCCTCTCCTTCGAGAGCGCCTCGCGCTCCTCCTTCAGCGAGGGCGTGACGCCGATGGCCTTCCCGTCCACCACGTACTCGACCGTCAGTCTGAACCTCACTCGGGCACCTCCATGCCAGTGATGCGAAGGGCCCTGTACCCCTTCGCCGTCTTCTTCCACGTGACCTTCCACTCGGGGCGGTCCGGGAACAGCCCCACCTCCGCCTCGCCCAGCGCGTGCTTCAGCTTCGCCTCGGCGAGACTCCTCCGCTCCTCCAGCTCCTTCTGCTTGCGCTTCACGTCGGACAGCTCTTCGAGCACGGGCTCGAACTCCAGGCCGTCCAGCTCGGCCGTCGACCCCGGCTCGTAGAGGTCGCGGTACAGCAGCGAGAGCCCCTCGTTCTCGACGCCGTACTTGGGCGCCGGCGGGTGGTCGTCGCTCAGGCTCTCGTAGAACTCCTTCGTGTCCACGAGCAGCCTCTCGATGAACGCCTCGTTGCGGGGCACCTCGATCACGACCATCTCGAACGGCTGGTCCATCACGAGGCGCACCATCGGCACGTCCATCACCACCATCTGGTGCTGGGTCTGGATCACCCACCGCAGCGGGATCTCCTCAGCGGTGCGGAACTTGTGGGTCGTCCGCTTCAGCTCGAGGTACACGCCGTCCGAGTCGACGGCATCGAGCGAGCACCCGAGCCAGGGGTACTTCTCGCTCACGTTGAGGGTGTCGCCTGCCGCGCGGATCACCTTGCGCCCCGTCTCGTGCTCGTAGAGCTGGAGCATGATGGGCTCGGACAGCTTGCCCCTCCGCATGAGGTACGTCTCCTCGTCCTCGGGCAGGCGGCCCGTCTTCTGCCCCCACAGCTTGGCAACGCTCGACCCGAGGTAGCCCTGCCCGTACAGGATGGGGCTGTCGGTCGACGTGACCACCCGCCGGCGAGCGGCCAACCACCGCTCCCGGCCCGCCTCGCGCTTCTCGTCCTGGGTCAGCAGGCTCACGCCTCCACCTCCTCGTGGCTGCTCCACACGTAGCGCGGGACCACGGCGTCCGAGCCGTGAGCCGCGTGGGGGCCCTCGTGTCCGGCGTCGAGGGTGCAGAGGAAGCCGTTCGCCTCGTGCGGGCAGTCGGCCTTCTTCCCCATCGGGATCGACAGCGGGTACTCGATGGCCTGCCTGCTCACTCGTCACCTCCCTCGAAGTGCCACCGCTCGCAGATCTCGTTCATCACCATCTCCTCGATGACGGCCCTGACATCCGGGTCCTCGAGCTGCCTCGCCGCCTCGTCCTTCCCGCGCTTCGAGAGGTAGCGCGCGCTCCGCGCCACGCCGACCTCCACGCACTCGTCCATCAGCTTGTACTCGTTCGCCCTCACTCCCCCTCCTTCGGGCTTCCGCAGCCCTCGTGCTCCGCGAGCACCTTGTCCACCTTCTCGTTGAACTCGGCGATCCACCGCAGCTCCTCGATGCCCGTCTCTTTCGGCCGGTCCATTTCCACCGTCTCCTTCTTCCCGCACACGGTGCACTTCAGGGTGCGCCGCACACCGGGCACGTGCACCACCCACGGCGCCCGCATCAGCGACACGGGCGCATCGCTCTTCACCTTCCGAGCCGCTGCCACTCGTGCCTCCCGCTGTGCCCGTCAGGGAGCCTGCACGTCAGGTCCTCTGTCGGGCACTGGGCCCCGCACCACTCTTCGGGGCTCTCAGCCACCGCCTTGAGGTACTCGCCCCTCGTGATGGCGAGCGCGTTCTCGCGCTCGGTGTACACCCCGGGGCCCAAGAACGGAGCCCTCATCTCGTGAGCCTCGACGGGTGCGCCCCGGGCATGATGCTCGCCGACTTGCGGTCCACCTTGAAGCGCCCGCCGGTGTACATCTCGTTGTAGGACCTGGGTCCGAAGGCCACCGTCTGCGCCCACTCGTGCGGGGGCGGGATCTTCGGGAGGACCTGGGACAGCTCCGGTGTGGGCCTCGAGGACGCCGGCCCCAGCGAGCACCCCACCGCGCCGAGCTGGATGGGCGCCGCCCACGCCTGCGCCCGTCGCGCCGCCGATGCTCCGAAGAGCGGGTCGTACTCACGAGCCCAGCTCTCGGCGTCGTCCCTGCACGCCTCGCGGGCGAGGTCGTACTCCTCGCGCGTGATCCGACCCGCGTCGAAGAGCCTCGTCGCCTCGATCCAGTCGCGGCAGATGGCCGCCTGCGCGTCCACGATGTTCACTCGTCCCCCTCCTGCTCCGAAAGTACACCATCCTGTTCCAGAGGATGCCACCCGCAGCCCGGGCACTCCCCCTCCTCTGCCCAGAACACGCCGCCGCAGTTGCCGCACTCCTGCGGCGTGTGCGGGCGCTCCCCGCCGTCGTCGTACTGGTACCCCACCGGGAGGCTCACAGCTCCCCCTCGTGGCGCGCGAGGGCCTCGCGCTCCTCGGTCGCGCGCTTGATGACTCGGCCGAGGTCCAGCACCGTCTGCTCCAGAACGTCGAACGTCCTGCCCTCGGGAAGGCCAGCCCCGAGAGCGACTGCCTCGTCGCGCAGCGCGGTCGCGAAGACCTCGATCTGACGCAGGCCCAGCTTGATCTCCATGTTCCCCTCCTCGTGACGCGGCAGTGGCGCGAACGCCTCACGGGCTGCCGCCCTCCGGGTGGTCCCGGCTAGCTCAGGTTGCCACCGCCGAAGATGATCCCCAGTCCGTCCGGGTCGCCCTCGCGCTCCTCGTCCTCCTCCAGCTCGTGCAGCTCGGTCGCCTGCGCCGCGATGGTGTTCAGCGCGGTCAGGATCGTGATGATCCCCTCGCGCATCCCGCGGTAGTAGCTCAGATCGGCTTCGGCGCCGGCCTCGAAGGCCTCGCGCATGACACCCACCTCGATGTCGCGCAGCGTGCCGATCAGCTCGCGCCACGCGCCGGTGCCGAGGATCTCCTCGAACGCCCGCGCCTTGTCCTTGATGGCCCTCTCGGCCATCTCCCTCGGGTCCTTCACCCCCGCACCTCCCTCTTCGCAAGGCGCCCGTGCCGGCGGGCCAGGGTGCGCGCCTTGTCCGCACCGCGGCGGTCCCCGGAGGCCACGGCCTCGCGGAGGTAGAACCTCTCGACAGCGCGCTCGATGTTCGCGTCTCGCTCGCGCTCCTTCACCGTCTTCTCGACCTTCATCTCGCGATCTCCTTCCAGATCAGGTAGTTGAGGATGTCCTGCTTGTCGTCGGCGGTGAGCAGCAGGTAGAGCCCGAAGCCGTCATGGTCCCTGCTGCACGTCATGCACCCGCCGACCGGACGGTCGACGCTGTCGGCCAGCGTCGGGCCCACCGCCGGGGCGCACTCCAGCGTCGAGCACGCCCGGGCGATGGCCGCCTTCTCGTCCTTACCCGTGTAGCAGAGCCCCACCCACCGGTCGGTGAGCCGGAGGGGCTCGTAGCGGTGCCCGGACGGGCATAGCTCGCCCGCCCTGATCACCTCGTCGCCGCAGGCCCACGGCACCAGCATGGCCCAGACGCCGATGAGCCACAGCGCCACCGTGAGGGACTTCGACAGCAGCAGCAGGCGCCTCACAGCGAGGCCCCCCGGCGCGCCGCCGACTTGAACAGGGCGAGCCGGCGCAGGTAGGCCTTCTCGCGGTACAGCTCCACGTTGCGCTGCTTCAGGTTGTTCAGGGTGCGGGGCACGGCCGGCGCGTCAGAGGGCCAGCACGAGTGGGCCAGGGTGTCCCCCTTGGCCTTGCTGTCCTCCACGATGGCCGCGAAGTGGTTCACGTACAGGATCGTCCCGAGGTCGTTCATCAGCTCACCTTCCTCTCGCGCCCGAAGTTCTCGAGCGCATCGCACAGCTCCCGCTGCGCCTTCTTGTCCACGAAGCCGGTGAAGGCCAGCACCTCGGCCAGCCGCCGGATCTCGTACAGGTCGCCGATGGTGTCGGTGACCGTCTTCTCGCCCGCCCTGATGTCCTCCATCACTCCCTCCGATTCTGAAAGTACACGACGCTGTGCCCCGGGCTTCGGACCGGGGCCGCGGTTTACGAGCGGGGCAGCCACTCCCCGCCCGCCGTCACCACTTGAGCCGTCAGCTCTCGATAGTCCGCTCCACCGCGATGCCCCGCCGGACCACCCGGCGGGTACCCCCGAGGTTCGCCTCGAAGGCTTTGGCGCTGCACAGAGGGCACAGCCCCCAGATCGTCGGACACCCGCACACGTTGCACGGGCCGTCCTGCCGCAGGCGAACGGCCAGCCGCTCGCCCACCATGTTCCAGTACCCCTCACCGGACTTGGCCGAGGTGAAGAGCTGCACGAGGCGCTTGCGTGGCGCCGGCAGCGGGCCCCAAGGTCGACGCTCCTCGCGGGCCCGCGCCATCTCGTCGCGCTGGGCCGCGAGTCGACGGCGGCGCTCGCGCTTCACCTCGCCCACCTTGAAGTTCGCCACCCGCTCCTCGCTCCACGGCGTGCGCGCCTCGCGTCGAAGGTCGGCGAGCCGAGCGCGCGCACGCGCGAGTCGGTCGCGCTTGCTGATCACTCGACCTCCCGCTGGTCCACCTCGAAGCACACGTCCCAGTCCACGTCGGACTCGCCCGGGGCGAGGACCGTCTTGTGCGGGAACTCCTCGCGGTAGTTCTCCACCGCGAACTGCGCGGCCACCTGGGCCTTCTTCTCGGAGCTGTAGACCCCCTCGATCCAGAACACCTCGCCGTTCTCGCTGAAGCAGTTCTCGCCGGTCACGATCCAGACCTTCGCCATTCGCCACCTCCATCGCCCGGGGCTTGGGACCCGGGCCGCGGTTTACGACGGGCCCGTGGGCCCGCCGCCCTCACCTGCGCTTGCGCGCCTTCGGCACGTTCACTCCCTGCTGGGCCAGCAGCGCCTTCACGTGGCGCGCGGCCACGATGCCGGCCACCTCGGACAGCAGCCCGGTGTACTCGCGTCGAACGCCGAGGGGGCGCACCGACACCGTGTAGTCGCCCCCGCCGGCGTGCTCCACCAGCTCCACCGTGGCCTCCGACTTGCCGTCGAGGTGCACGTTCACGCGGAAGCGCGCCACCCGGCCGCTCACTCGCCCGCCTCCGGGTTGCAGTGGTGGACGCAGTTGCGGTCGTCGCAGTCGCACGCGCCGAGGCGCGCGGCGAGCTGCGTGAGCCAGCCCCACGTGATGCACCACTCCAGCCCCACGAACTGGTCGGGCTTCACCTCGCGCGTCTCGCCCCACAGCTCCAGCACGAGAGAGCACCCGGCGAACTCCGCGAGGCGCTTGGCCTCGCACACGGCATCCTCCAGCGACTCGCAGCAGCAGTCCAGAGTCGGGAAGGTCCCCGGCGTCTGGGTGTAGATGTCGAACGACTCGGGCGTCTCGCCCGCGACGGCGCGGTAGATGTCGCCCTCGTAGTCCGACACGTTGGTCCTCACGAACACGGCTCTCGGCCGTCCCGCCCCGAGGTCGCTCACTTCTCCACCTCCCTGTAGCCGTCGAACCACGGCCCCGAGCGCCGCGTCCTCGCGCGGCCCACCTTGCCCTTGCAGGTGGAGCTGCTCGTCTCGGGATCCGAGCACCACCGCTGGCACTGCTCCTCCGTCAGGAACACGGCCACCACCTGCTTCCGGTTCGACCGGAAGAAGTGGCGCACGACCTCGAACTTCCGCATGGATGCCTCCCTGCCCGGGCTTGGGACCGGGCCGCGCATTAGACCCGCACGCGCGGGTCCCCTCTGCTACACGAACAGGCCGATGATCTCGGCCACCGCCTTGCGCTCCTCCTCGTCCGAGGGCGCCGCGCCCTCGCGCTCCACGTAGAGGCGGTACCACTTCACGATCTCCGCGGCCACCTCCGGGAAGTCCTCCACCGGCCCACCGGACTCGGCCTCGACCTTGGCGCAGATCTTCGCCAGATCGGACCAGACCGTCCAGACCCCCACGAAGCCGCCCACGTGCTCGCCGATGGCCTTGTAGATGGCCTCCGCGTGGCCGTCCACGTGCGAGGTGTCCACGAGAGCCACCGCCCACTCCAGCACGAGGTCCGCGGTCGGCTCCGGGATGGGGAATTTCTGCTCGTACTCGATGAGGGCGTCGGCGTGCGCCTCGTCCAGCGCCGCCGGCGAGGCCTCGGCCCAGAACGTGCTGTTCCAGTCCTTGAACTTCCCGCCCGCCGCGTAGATCCTCCGCGCGCAGTCCCGAGACCCCTCCACGTACTCGAAGGCGTCCACGGGGCCGTTGTCGCTGATGCCGTTCTGGAAGCTCGCGAGGTCGAAGCACTCCGGGCAGACGTTCCAGTCGCACCCCTCCGTCTCGCGCGTCTTCCGCGTGAGGCGCCCGCACGACTCGCACCGGAAGGCGCCGGTGCCGCGCTTGAATCCGTCTCTCATGCTCACCTCCACGCCCGGGCTTGGGACCGGGCCGCGCATTACGACGCCCACTCGGGCGCCGCCCTCTGCTAGATGTCGAGGCCGCCATACTGGGTCACGAGGACCCGCCTCCCCACGAGCTTCTCGAACGGCTCGCGCAGGAACGTCCTCCCCGGCCCCCCGTAGTAGGGCCCCGGGTTCCCGCAGTAGTAGGCCACGTCGCCCGCCGCCACGGCCGCCTCTGCCTCGGCTGCCGTGTCGAACGTGAGCACCCACCACTCCGTCCACGACTCGCCGTTCGAGCGGTCGCGCACTCCGTTCCTGATCTTGTAGGCCATCACGCCACCCCCTTGTCGAAGCGCACGAGCGCCTCGCGAAGCCGCGCCACCTGCGCGCGGCAGTGCCTGCACTGGGAGTAGAGCCCGCTGTCGCGGACCACGCCCCCCGAGAGCGCCGGCTCGCGGCCGGCGTCCACCACGAAAGCCGCGCCGCGCACGTTGGCGCCGCACAGAGCGCGCCCCTCGCGCACGTAGCCCTCGTCCGTCACGGCGTGGTACTTCCCGCCCTTGCGGCGGTACCACGAGAAGCCACCGGTCCACGTCATGCTTCACCCCCTACTTGTCGCCCTTGGCCGCCCAGTCTCTCATGGCCTGCGCGAGGCGCGCCGCGAGAGCCGGGTCCTGCACCTTGGTCGCTCCACGCGCCGCGCACTTCGGGCAGGTCCACGAAGAGGTCCACCCTCGCGGCGAGCAGCTCCAGCACTTCGGGTCCATGCTCACCTCCAGCGCCCGGGCTTGGGACCGGGCTGCCGCATTAGGCGCGCTCGCGCGCGCCCCCTCTGCGATTGTCCCACCTGCCGGCTTTCCACGGTTCGCCCCCAGAGGTGAGGGCGGCCGACGGCCAGCGGTGGCGGCACGTCATGCGTCTAGCGCAGCATCATCCACCTCCACACGCGCGCCCCGTCGCGCTAGTCCACGAGGGTGAACGACTCGTCCCGGACGAGGAACACGACGGCCTGCTGCCGCTCGCGCCCCCGGAGGGCCCTGGCGAACTGGAGCACGTCCAGCACGCGCGACGGGTCCACGCCGGCGAACACGAAGGTGCACCCGGCCTCCACGTCCCAGCCGGCGCCGCCGCCCCACGAGGGCGACACGGTGAAGCCGAGCGGGTCGCCCTCGCCGCCGGCGAGCCACTCGCCGGCCCACTTGGCGGCGTCGGCCACCTCCGACACGTGGAGGCCGGCCACGGCGTCCGAGTCCACCGCCCTCAGGCGGGCCTGGAACTCGTCCGCGAATGCGGCCACGACGGTCACGGTCTTCGCGCTCATAAGTACCTCCATCGGCAGGGCTTGGGACCTGCCATGCGGGTTACACCCGGGCTCGAGCCCGGGCCCCTCACCTACCCCCGGCGGGCGTTCGCCAGACGCGCGCTCCGCGCGTGGATCACGCAGACCCGAAAGCTGCTCTCGCGGCGCTCGCGGGCCTGCTCGCGCTCGGCCACGAGGCGGGCCACCTCGGCGCGCACCCGGGTGGTGTCGGTCCAGTCCCAGCCGCCGCCGGACTGGATGACCTCCAGCGCGGTCCGCTCCGACTCCACCTCGGCCGAAAACGCCTCGTGCACGAGGTCGGTGTACCCGCCCACGTTCACCTGCAACGCCTCCAGCAGCGCCGCCACCGACACGCCCTCACCGGGCACCGTCCAACGGGTCGACTCCATTGCTCACCTCCAGCGCCCGGGCTTGGGACCGGGCTCGCGGTTTACGGCCCCGAGGGGCCGCCCTCACCATCTACTCCCAGCGCGCGCGCCGCGCGCCGGCCCACTGCCACCGGATCCTCCGGAAGGCCTCGCGCGCCGCCTCGCGGGCCTTCGTGGCGGCCGCGTCGGCCGCGTACCAGTCCTCGCCGGAGCCCGGGCGGCTGTAGAACTCCACCCAGTTGCGCGCCACCTGACCGGTCGGGGCATCCGCGAGAAGGTCCCAGTCCCCGTCGGCCAGCGCCGCCTTGCGGGCCTCGCGGGCCACCTGCTCCACGTCCAGCTCGCCGATGCGCGCCTCGCGCACCACCCGGAGGACCTTGGCGCCGTAGGACTCCAGCGCGAGGGTCACCGCCGCGTCGTTCTCCGCGCGCACCTTGACGGTCGCCGCGAGCCCCGTGAGCGGGTCCCGGTACGTCGCGATCCACTTCGCCATGTTCAACCTCCACGGGGGCGGGCTTGGGACGCCCCCTGCCGCATTAGGCGCCCGCGCGGGGCGCCCCCTCTGCTACGCCGTCCACTCCCGGCTGCCCGCCTTGCGCTCGCACTGGGCGGCGTCGTTCGCCCGGTCGCGCTCGCAGTGCGCGCAGTCCACCGTCCACCCGATCCGGCCCCCACACTCGGGGCACCGCCACGGGTCGAATGCCGGCGCGGCCGGCCCGCCCTCGAAGTCGCTCACGGTCACCGCCCCTCGAAGTACGCGCGCGCCTCGCTCACCGGGTGGCGCCGCGCGTAGCGCCCCCGAGCCTTGGCCGGCGCCTCGCCACCGAGGACCGCCGCCACCACCGACAGCACGAACAGCACGAGCGCCGCGTCCATTCTCGCCTCCAGTGCCCGGGCTTGGAACCGGGCCGCCGCGTTACGGCGGGGGTCGCTGGCGCCCGGTCAGCCCCGGGGCTCACCTTGCCCCGGGTCGGACACGCCGTTGTCGCTCTCCCCGCCGTCCTCCGCGCCTCACGAACCGGGCCGCGGGTGTAGCCCCCGCGAGGCCGCCCCCAATGGGCGCCCGGTCACCTGCTACGCCGTGGCCCAGCGCGGCAGAACGCCGGCCAGCTCGGGCCACTTCCGCGCCGCCGCCACGATGGCCGCGCCCCGGCTCCAGTAGAAGCCGGTCGACCCGCCCGGGCCCTCCACGTACCAGCTCGCGCGCTGGGCCCGCTTCTCGTCCCGATCCTGCAACAGCTTGAACTCGCTCATCTTACGCCTCCAGTGTGTTCAAGGGCTTGCGCCCTCTCCCGAGCCTACCGGGCGGCTCCGCGCCGCTGGGCTCGGCCCACGCCGGCCTTGCGGCCTCAGACGCTGCCGAGGTGTCCAGCGGGTCGCTGCTCGCGCCCGGTAGGCTCAGGGGAGGGCGCGAGCGCCGCGGGTTCGATCCGACCGCCGCCGCGCTCACGCCTCCCGTCCTCCAACTTGTTCGCTTGGTTCAGGTTGCCGGGACCCCCCGGGGCCGTGTCTCGCGGTCCACCTTTCGGCTGCCGCTGACGGAGCCCTCCGAGCCCCACCTGCCTTTCCGGTCTGCCTGCCGCGCGCCCCGCCCCCGGGCCTGACCGCTCCCGCCCGCCTCGCGCGTGCCCTCCCGGGCCCATCGCGAGGGTGCGGGGGATGAGTCGCCCCGGACCGTCCGCTTGCGGTAGGCTGTAAAGATCGAACGAGGGGCCCATCTCCCGGACCAGTTCGCCTTTCCTTGGCCGGCCTCTCAGCCCCGGCTCCGTTGCGTCCGACACTGTGGAAACTACGCTCGGGGGGGGTATCTGACAAGGGCCCGATGCATCATTCTGGTGGATCGTTTGCACTACGGCCTCGAGGGAGACACCAGAGGTTGGCGTAAAACACCATGCCGGGTCAGTGATGGCCCCCCCGGGGGGCGGCGCCGGGGGTCCTCCAGTCCCGGCCGGCCGTGGCCGTGGGCCTCAGGCCCCGGGCGAGCCCCTCCCGGGGCAGGTTCCGATAACAGAGATTATCGAGGTTGTCGTTACGCCCGTATCCCCCTGAGCCCTCGAGGGTTGGGGTTATGTCAACCTCAGACACCCTGCCTTAGTGGATACGTGGGCCTCGAGGGTATGCGTGAAGTGGGCAGGGATCGAACGCGCTGGGAGGGGGGCGCG